AAAATAGTAGTTTTAGAATTCTGCATAATTCCATTGTTCATAAGAAAAAGTAGTTCTAATCAACACAAGTCCTTAACCGCAGGTGTTTAGTGCTGGACAATCCACCACATAGAAGTCTTCATCCTTAAAGTAATAAATTTCAACTAACGAAAATCAATATAAAAAACCAAAGTGTAAATTTCGCCTCAATTGTCCGATAATGTATATTATCACTCATTCTGGGGAAATATATCCCTATATCAATGGTCAAAGAAAAAAAATAAGCAACTATAACTTAATATAGCTGCTTATTAATATCAAGACCAGTTGTTAGTTACTTGCTTTGATATCTATTGTGAACGTATCATACTTTATATCCGGATGCGTTAGAGTATAGAGTTTCCAAAAGGGCATTACTATAATTGCACTACATCCTGTTTTCCAAAAGAGTTTTCTCATGTTAAATGATAAAGTTGTATTTCGATAGCCTAAAGATAATAATATTTTTATTACTTCTTCTAAACGTGTGAATGATTCGCATTTTATTCTCAGATACATACTATCTCCATAACATTTGAGAGCAGATAAACAATAATCCATTTGTTTCTATTACTTTTAAAAAGTCTCCCTCTTTATTATCAAAGTAAAAGATTTTATTTTCTGGAATAATAATAATAAAATTGAGACCCATTTCGTAAGATGTAATAATTGAATCATTATTAGGTTTATAATATGCATCAGTCCATTTATAATTATTAGCAATAAGAGTATGCGTCATATTTTTTAATTCTTCTATTGTATTTGCTTCTATTCTTATAATCATAATATCTCCTATATATTGCCTGTATATCTGCAAAGATTTATTTCTTTGGTTATTACTTTTATGGCATGTATCCAATGACTTTCATCAGAACATGAATCAAAAAAGAAACATCGTTCTTTAAAACTGATAGTCAGAGAATCTAATGCTTGTGATTCCCAGTGTCTTAGAATATCACCAGGTAAAGCCCTGTATCTTTCCACACACCAGCAATATCCGAGACCCTGAAGTATATCTACAGCCTGCTGCATGGCAGTTAATTCTTTGAATTGAATTTTTATTATCATAATTTACCCTGAAATTGTATGACATAAGCATTTTTGTTATATAAGTTCGGCTCACTATATCTGATTACTTTTTGGGCAGGATAAATATATAACGGATACATATTCCACCTCATTATAAATTCACTGTTCAAATTAGTAGTCCATTTAAAACCTAAAGCTTTAAATACTTTTATAGCATCTGTCACTAAATAATCGGACGTTTTTATTTCGATAGCTATTGTCATATAATTTGTCCCTTAAATAGTATTTCATTTGTTCCAGGTTTATTCAGATACCAGCGGCCATATAAAAAACATTGCTTTTGAAAAGGTTGTATGATAAGTATATTTGTCCGGTATGACTGAGATCTGAATTCAGAAGAGAAATCCCGGATAGACAGACCCCACATACTCCATGTATATTTTGATTTTATAAGATATTCTATAATATTACTTCTTCTGCAATTTTTTAAATCGATAATTATACATATACGATTTAATATACTATTATTATTCATATCTTTCCCTCGAATATCATCTTGATATTACAATCAAATTTAGGGGCAAATCTGAATAATACCTCTTTATTAATTGGATATATATCAAGCCCGTTTCGAAACATAGAATTTATAAAATTTTCTTTATTTGAAATTAAACTACTCCCACACCAGGTATAATTCAAAGAAGTTAAAATTTCATAAATTTTAAAAATTTCCTGTTCTGATAATGTATCAGAAAGTGAAAAATAAAATGGTTTTTTCATAATAATGTTATGAATAGTGTATAAAATTAATTTAGAAGTGGTTTAGAGAGCTTTTAAGACCAGGTTTCCAGAAAGGCTGCTTACTATACTCCCTGGTCTTAAAGTCCTTTTAAATGCCTATTTCTGTGCGTTCTGAGCTTCTTTAATGGCATCATCCAGCACATCAATTATTTGTGTTTTAATAATTGGAAATTCTTTCATTATATTAATTAATAATAGTATTAAGCTATCTTTATCAAACCGTTGCAGTATTTGTTTCATTGCATTTCGTTAGTAATTTTAATAATTCATTATACCTGATAACAGCAAATATATCGCCTCTGTCTTCTTTAATAATCTGGACATCTACATTTTCGTTAGGTTTTACAAGTTCTCCAATATGTTTTCTTCTTTTGGCTTGTATTTTATAATCTTCAAGTAATATATCTACTTCTTCATGCTGTCCCAGTGATAATCCATTGGAAGCGTATGCTCTTTTGGCATTTAGACCAGCAGCTTTAGCAATATTGACTATATCTCTTTCAAAGTTGCTGCCTTTTCGTTTACTTGCTCTTCCTGTCATGGCATTAATTGTCTCCATTGGCTAATACCAAGAGTTATCTGCAGAGAAAGAAAACTAAATCCTATTTCAAAATGCAGTCCCTCATAAGTACTGCCGGTAAATGTTAATCCAAATATCCACAATATTGTCATGGATACTGTACTGGCGTCTTTAGTATCGTATCTTTTTATTTTAATCATGTAATCCTTACCGTTGGTGTAATACGCTTGTTTAAAGCAGGATGATTCTCCGGTAAATCAGATATCTTGAACTTTCTTACAGATTTGGATAACTTCTTTTTTAGATTATCATCTTTAACAGCTTCAAGCAGCTGATTATATTCTATCCATGATAGTCCGGGCAGTATATAATTTCCATATTCTTCCTCTATCAATTCTTCATTGATAGATTCAGTAACCATTGAATTAAACGGATGAAAATTATATTCATGACCTCTTAAAGATTTTCCATCGCAGTGATAATTAAGTCTTGTTTTGATTTTTTCAATTTCTGTTTCTGTTCTTTTAATTGCTGCATCAACAGCAAGCCCTCTTTGCTTTTTAATCATTTTTAGCTTAACTATATCTGCATCTAATTGTTCAAGTACATGGCCATAGCCATCTATTTTACTTTTAAGCTCTATTTCATTATTGTTCCAGTATAGCTCAAGAGCTTCATCGAGTACACCTTCATTTTCAATAGTAGCAGCAGACAATTCCTGTCTTTCTGCTATTAATTCAGTTAATGTCATTTCACTCCTTCATGTGTATAAATTCCCACAATAGCTGGTTTATCATCAAAGTATTGTACTCCATCAGTAGCTTCATTTACATAATAGGGAGCAGAATCAAAATCTCTGATTTCAACTTCTATACCGTCTGGTATGTCAGTTGCCTCTATTATGCCATTCTCTATCGTTATTATTACCTTTTTCATATTCACTTTCCTTCTTTAATGGCCAAAAAAACTCACATTCTCCACTCTTGTAAGGAGAATCAAGAAAATATGTCTGCCTGTATGATGGAGTTACCATATACCTGTAGCAGGTATTTTTTAAATGGCATGTTTTTAATCTGCACATCGTTATATCCGGCATAATTATTCCTTTAACTTATAAAATCTGAATGTATCCATATTTACTCTAAACATGGCTTTAAAAGGCATTTCATCTCTTGCTTTCAGAGAATTTATTTCTCTGTATAGAGCAGTCTGGCTTCCTTCTATAGAAATTACTTTATCTGCCATTTGTTCCATATCAGAATCTCCTTTACCTGAATGAACTCCAAGCTTTTTGGGATTACCTCTGTAATCCATAAGAGCACCTTTGGATACATGATGTACACCCATTACTATTATATTTCTTTCCATAGCAATAGCTTTAATTGTTTCAGCTATTTCTACTAATGGTGACTTTACAGAACTGGTATTCAGTCTGCCAACTGTATCAAGTACCACTATCTGTGGGGACACTTCATTAATGATTTTCTTTAAATCATCGAGACTTAATCTTCTGGACACATAATTTATATAATCAATGGTAGAAGAAAGAGAATTATGATTCTTTTGATAATAATCATCTACTTCTGCTTTATTCATATCATTTTGTATTTGTATAAATCTCCTGTACATTAATCTTGATCCTACTTCATTATCTATATAAAGAGCAGGTAAATTAGCTTTAAGTACAAGATTCTGCATCCATGCAGATTTATTAATACCTGTATCTCCTATAAGTAATACAAATTCCTGCGGATAAATCCAGAAGTCATTCATTCCATGCCATATATTAGCTAAGTTAATAGCCTGGCTTTTTATATCTGAATGTATGAATTCATGGTATTGTTTTTCCATATCAGCAGCACTTAATATTTCTGGTGTATAATTTTTTGTTTTAAAGTATATACACCTGCTGTCACAATATTTTTGCATTACTTCATCATGACAGCTAAACCTATAAGCTTTTTGATATATGTATTTTACTGTTTGTTCAATTTCTTTTTCTTCCATACCGGCAGCCCAGTTTTTTATCATAGCTGTTATACCATCTAAAGGTATACCTGCACGTCTGAAAGCTGATACCATCCTGATAATCTTTACATGACGTGAACCGGACAAAGCGGGTTCGGTATATAACTTTTGCATGCAGGTAACAATAGGGGTGTATTCATCGGCTATTGCTGGCTGCGCAGCATGTGAAGGATAAATAATTTTTGATTTGTATATCGCTGTTTGATCTTCTCCTGCTCCAAATTCTGTCTTACGTGGTGTTTTGGCTGCAAGAAGAATATCTTCAATTTTAGCCTGCCGAAATTCTTCATAAGTGAAGCCTGTTTTGTATAAGTTACTTTTTTGATTTATTGTATTACCGACTCTTATTAGTCTTGCTCCATCGTATATATCATCTGCTTCGGGAAAATATTCAGTCAATGTAGCTTTAACAATATTTGGCAAATTATCAGAAGGTTCAAATCCGAATATATCTGGTATGACTATATGATAGCCTGAACCGGAAAACCAGATCTTTAAATTATCTTCATCTGTTTTCCAGTCATCAAGTAATTTATCAATGAACGCTCTTGCTCTTTCCAGTGTAAATTCAGCAGTATTAGAACCTTTATCTATATCGAACAATATACGTTTCAGATAATATTTTCCTTTATATGATCTGATACTTTTATATTTTTGAAAGTGATATACTATATCTTCATCAAATTCATAATAACTGCAATATAATACCTGGTTGGTTGATTGTGCCTGTTTTATTAAAGAAGGAAGAGCACTTGTATTAAATACTCTTCCTCTGAACCGAATATCTCCCATAGCTACTTCAACATAACCCATTCAAACTCCGTTTAAAATAAATTCAACTGTGCCGGGAGATATTTAATCTTCCAGGTAGTTTCTCTTCTGTCTGGATATTTATCAGAGATATCTTTTAATTCCAATCCTTCATGTTGAAGGTCTTCATCTGTACGGATATATCGCCAGATACGTGCATACGTACCCGGCGAATGGAGTATACCATGTCTCTGTAAGGCATAGTTTGGAACTTGTGTTTCTATATCTGAATTACGAAATTCGCTCTGAGTGCGTATCCAGCTCAGCAAAAGCTGCTTCACTGTTTTCCGCATAAAATGTTTCTAATTTTTGTATATATAAATTGGTGAGTTTATGTGAATAGTCAATAATATCTTCTGGTGTCATGTGTGTAATATATTGCAGTAGTGCCTGAGAAAAATTCATAAAGGCATATTCTCTTAAATTCATACCTCTTTGAGGGCCAAAAAATTTATTTTTAATTGTTGTTGCTTCCCTTGCAAATACTGGTTTTTGATTCAAATCTTCTATTTTATCATTACTGTTTGTATACATCGTATCTCCGTTAATGGATAAATAGGGGAGACAAGCTCCCCCTGAAATCTACCAAATCTCTTCTTCCTTTTTGTCAGCATTAGCTCCAAAGTTGAAGCTGCTTTCATTATTGGTTAAAGCATCCGGCGTATAATCTTTGGGATAACCTTTCTTTAAACTGTCAAGGAATTCATTCTTCATTGTTCCTGCATCTGTATCAGGAGCAAAGTATGTATTCCATGTTTTATACCTGGGTTTGCCATCCTCTTTTAAACCGGCTATATAAGTAATTTTATATAGCTCCTGGTTTGTTATTGATTTTAAATCTTCCAGATTAAATCTGCCGTTATCATCTACTTCTGCAGATATACTGCAGGTATGTAATAATTTTGCAATAGGAAATGCAGTGCCCCAACCGGTTACAATTCCTTTTTCGTCACGCTTATAATTACCTGCAAGCTGGATAGTCCAGTTTTCTTCTTTACCTGCATTGATTGTCAGTTCAAGTAATATATCTCTTGTATCGTCAAAATATTGTGCATTGTATTTTATATTGGCATCCATTATAGTAAACTTCTGGGCGTATACCCCATCCATAAGTTTTAATCCATTGTTGCTGCCAATATTATCAGTTCTTAATCCCATATCTTTTTCCTTTTAAGCTGCTTTAGTTATTGGAATTTGAATTTTACTTAATGATTTAAGTGAATAAGTTTTCCCTGTACCAGAGTTTCCAAGAATAAGTATCTTCAATGCAGGATAGCCTTCTGCAAGATTAAATAATAATTCAAAATCCTGTGGTATGCAGCCATTATTCTGTGCTGCATATTCAGAGATTTTGTCTATTCTGGATTTGGCATCTCTTCTTTCATCTGCCAGTACCTGCCAGAGATATTCTTTTTTACCCGGATTTTTAGGATCACTTTTTACGTGCGTGTATGCTATTATATCAAAATATCTGCCTACCTGCTCTTTCATTTTACCTGTTAAACCAGGTACATACCTGATTATACCCAGATCGTCATCTTTTTCAGGTGCTACATGACTGATAATAATAGCATGTTTATCAGTTCTGGTTAATAGTAATACCAAATCCTCTACTGCTTCTCCAAGTTCTCCATACTGGGGCAATGTAACTTTGGAACTTGTACCTTTCAATTCTTTTTTCTTATTAGCACTGAAAGCAGTAATGGAATCAAGCACTTCTATATCAATACCCGGCTTTGTACGCCAGTATTCTTCTTCCACATCTCCAAGAGCATCAGTTGTTTTAATTACTCCCGGTTTGTGGATGGATGCAAAGAACTCAAAAGCACTTTTAGTCTTAATAAACCTTCTTGGTTTATAACCAAAGTGCTGTTCTATTTGTTCATCGGAACCTATTGATTTCAAGCCTCTGTCAAAATCATATACAATTATCTTTGGATTCATATTTCCTTTCTATGATGCGAGTAATATTTTTGCTATTGCCCGTTCATGTAATTCATTCACTACACTACAATGACGTTTTCGAATATATAGTCCCTGTTCATCACCAACATCAACGGTATAATAATCCACCGCCAGAGGTGGCGGTTCAATTCTAAATTTACGCTCATACTGAATTGCTTCTATTACTGAAAACTGTTGATTATTCATGCCGTGATACCAGCATTCAGGTGCTGATCCTATTATTCTGATTTGCATAAGTCACCCTTTGATAGAATTGTGAATGTTTTTTGTGTAGATAAAATTGCCCCATATTTGGAAACTAAATTATCTGTTTTAAAATAGCAATACCATTTATGACATTTTTAGCAGATTAAATCACAGGTATATACTATTTATCAGACTGATCAAGATTAGTTAATCAGCCTGATACTATTTTGGGCATACTCGTATGCTTTGATGTTTACTCTGTCCTTCTCTGAAATTTTTTCTCCTGTTTTAAGTTTGTAAATAGAACTCCTTATATGTTTATCATGTATAATTCGGTTTAATTCTCTATAGTTAAATTTCTGACATCTAACCATAGTTACAGGATTGGTACATACTTTTTTATTATAAAAAATAGCATCAAACAATTGATTTACCAGGTATTCTGTCATCTTGATTTTTCTCCTTGTTTATATCAGTTTCGTAAGAGTTATTCCAGCAATCAGGGCAAATACCGTTTTCAAATGCTTCATAATCTTCATCTGTAAACATTTCTGCTAAAGATATTCTCTTACTGCATACCATGCAGTCAATAAAATGTCTACCATATTTTGTAATTAGTTTAGTAGGTTGAAAATAATATTCATCATTATAGTAATCAATACGACTGCTCCATCGCCCGCCGAAGGGCTTATAAGACGGATCATATTCAAATTTGATTTTATTGTATTTATCATAAAATCGTTTGAACTTTTGCATATTGGCATATATGGTATCTACATCTGCATGTGCATTTAGTGTATGATAATCTTCATATCCAACACCTACATTAACACCAGAACAGCCAAGATGGCTTAGGGCAGCTATATCTGAAAATGTACCAAATCCTACTTTAAATCCTACAGATTCAAGCTTGGCTTGAAATTCAGGATTTTTATATTGATAAGTAACTACATCAGAACCTGCTCTATCGAATTCTACCATCCAGTTATATTGCTTTCCGGTTTCAAAATATTCAGCAGTTGATTTACCTCTTTCTTCACCCTCTGTAAAGAGTATATCGACATTTATACCGAGTTGAGGTAATACATCAAGAATAAGATACACCCCTAATCTGTCGTCAAGAACAGGGGAGAATATCAATTCACAATGAGATAACTGTAATATAGAAAAATGCTTTGGTTCACATACTGAATCAAGATGTGCAACTGCAAGTATGTCAGAACCATTATCTTTATGATAATATATGCCTGTCGCTGTTGAATATTTATTTAATCCATACTGACTAAAGTGGTCTGTAGGTGTCTTAAATATTTTCTTCATGATTTTATAGTTAAGTTGCATGAGTTTCTTCCTTCAATTTAGTATAAAAGTTTACCATATCTTCATATTTATCTTTATGAAACCAGCTATGATATTGTTCACTATACTTACAGTCTTCTTTATGATAAATATTATCATTCCAGAGAATTTCTATAGTATCTTCTTCGTATATATAAGCATTATAAAAATCACTCCAGACACAGAGATCATTATGCCATGTACCTTCTCTGCCAATACAGTAAGAATAATATTCATTCTCACAGTTTTCGCATGCCCATTGTCCATCCGTCATTTGTTCAGTGTCCCGGGTCTCGCCACAGAACTGGCATATATGAGTTTGATATTCATCCTCTTTGAAATTAGCATCTACTTCATTTACACGATTAATAATAGATTGTTCACCAAGTATATAACCTTTTCCGCCATTATTTATATAAAGCAGACCATCTGCCTGGCCTTCATTAAGGAAAGCAATTTCTTTATATGAAGTACCTAAATAAAGAGAAGCTATTCTGGTTAACTGGAGAAGAGAATTATTCTGTAATGCAGAATTATTTCTTGCATAGCCATTAAACATAACAATATTATTTTTGTATGGAAATATCCATGCTCTTGCCATACCATAGTCTTTATCTTCGGTGAGAATAAGATCAGTTGGTGTAAGTTTAGGATTATCATGCAATGCTTGCCTGGCTTTATCCGACCAGACTCTAAAGCACCAGAAACCATTATTAGCCATTAACATTCTTGCTCCGTTCCTTTCAGACCAAAAACAGCTGTTAGAATCTTCAAACATGCCTCTGTTCCACCATTCCATTTTTGGTTTTAGTGGCACAAAATCACATAGCAGGTTTTGTTTATCTATATGATAATTTTTCAACATAGTGCCTATTTCGCTTAGTATAGATGGTTCAAGTTTAATCTGATACTCTTTATAAAGAGCAGCAGCTATACGCTTGGTAAGAGTACCCCTTGTAGTTTTCCATACCCACTCTATATTTTTATCTAATGTTATAATGCTTGACAAAAATGTAGTTAGAGTCATATCAGGTACCAGATTCAGATATTCAAGAATTTTAATAATTACTTTTTCTTTTCCTTCATCAACTACCATATCATCCGGTAATTGAATTTTAATAAATTTATTAATATGTTTGTTGAGAGTGTCAACAATAGAAGACATAATCTTACTCCATTATTAGTAGAATTGAATGAATAATATATATCTAACTCCTGTTGAGTTATTGTTTATTTACGATGAATGTATTGTTATAGATTTGTATAAAGTGCAGGTTATATCGAATCCAATGAGGGGATTAATTATCTTAAATTAAAGACTACAGGAATGTAGTCATCATTCCAGATTGTCCTATATTGATATAGTATTTCTTTTATATTTCCTTCTCTGATTACAACATCTTCCTGATTATATGCAATATCAATTGTAAATGGAGGATGCAAATAAATACTATACTCGTTTATTTTAAAATTATCAGGTAGTATGTCCAAAACATTTTTCATTGTATCCATATCTTTTGCTTCTATTAATATTATTATATCCTTATTCATACGTACCTTTCCAGATAATATACGGACGGTTTATTGCTTTATAGTATTGAAGTACTTTTTCTATGCCTTTTGAAGGATAACAATAAAATTCAATACATGGTATAAATGGCCTTAATGCAGCATAATCATATTTTTCTCCACAATAACTATCTGAATAATAACTATTTGGCAACACTGTAATTAATTTTGTAACATCAGGATTCTTAATAATAATAGTAAAATCTTTTTTCATTTTACCTCCAGATTACTTATATTCCAACAATGTTGTTTTATCCATACTTCATTTAATGCATAATCTATATATATTTCTTCCATACGTTTCCCGTTGTCTATATATATTGGGATTATTAACCAGATAGCCATATAAAAACCGGAATCTAATATGTCCTTCATATAGCTTTGTAATTCATTCTCCCAAATTAGTCCCACATTTTTAATTACCTGTATTAAAATATTCAGATGCTGCTTGCTTTTGATTTTTATAGCCAGATATTTCATGATAACTCCAAATGAGATAAATTAATACAATTATCTGCTTCCCATGCAGGCGTATTACACCAGCACATTTCTTTTTCTGATAATGGAGTAAAAATAGAATTTAATATTGGCATACATAAATAAATTGTATTCCGGTAATCATGTTCTTCAAATTTAAGTGTGAGTCCCAAAGAAAATTTATATCCCAGAGAAGATAATATATGTTTAATAAGCATGTATTGTCTAAATGAATCAATAGTAAATGAAAAATATTTTTTCATATTCGCTCCAAATGAGTAACATCAATACAGTGTTTATTTTGCCATATAGCTGCACAAGCTGGCATAGAACTTACCATGAAATTAAGAAATTGAAGATTTATAAAAATACTTTTACCTTTTTTAAGCATTCCCTGATAAAAGTATATTTGTGCTATAGAGAATATTTCTTGTTTTTTAACTTTATGACAAATTTCTATTATTGTATTTAATTCTTCTATAGAATAAATTTTAATTGCTAAATATTGTTTCATAAGAGTTATAATTAAGGGGCATATATTACTATATACCCCAAATGAATAAGGAGAAATTGAATTATCTTAGATTCATTTTCTGCATTACGGTTATAAGAGAAGCGAAACTAACCATAACACATCCAGCCTCAATCTGGCTTTTATCATTTACTGATACTGTAAAGCCAGCAACAACCGGAGCAATAATTTTGGGTTTACTTGCATATACAATAGCATCATCAAATGATTTCCTATTTTCAGTCTTCGGTGTATCAGTAGCAGCAATATATCCCTTGGCATTAAACCGAATATATTTTCTGTCAAGACTTTCAACTGTCTGTCCATGTGTTTTCCATGTCCAGCCGGATGCAAATGCTATATTCTGCAGAATCCTGGATGTTGCAGGATTAACTTCAACATAGAAATCTTCGGGTATTGTACCCGCTTTTATAAAGTCATAAACAGCTCTAAGTTCACTGGCAGTAACATTATAACCCTGAATAACTATATGATCATTAAAGATATTAACCATATATCCATCAAGATCTGCAGTACCAAGTAATTCGGATACAGTAAATGGATCTATATTATTTGCTTCAAGAGCTTTTTTCAAACCAGAAGCATCAAACAAATTAGTTCCTATTTCTTTTGCCACAGCTTTTAAAGCATCTTTTGAGCTATTACCATTCTCAAGTATACTATCAATTGCTGCTTGTGGATTAAGGAAAAAATGTGCAAGTACTTTAGCTTCTGCTGATGTTAAAGTTAAATTAACATTTATCATATTATTCCTTATAAAAATTATAATTTATAATTGTTTAATTATTATATATCTCAACAATAGTTGCTATATCTAATCTGCTAAAATCTTATTCTGCTGTTAAGTAAGTATCTTTGAATTGTTCTCTTTCTGCTTCATGCTTAAACTTATTAATAAGTCCACGGTAGAAGCCTGTTTCTGCTATTGTAGCTTTTCTGTAATTCTTTAAATTATCAGAATAGGTTTCAGTATCATATCGTTTGTAAAATATAACTATTCCAACCTCATCGTCATTACCTCTTAGCTCAATATTGCATGCGCACAAAGAACTAACTTTTCCATCTTCACTTATTCCGTCAAACTGGAAAATACGAAAGCTATTTTTTTCTTCTATTACCAGCCAGTCTCCGGGTTTATAACTATCCAGATCAATTACTGATTGCAAGTATTGAATTGCTTTTTCAATAGAAAAGATTGGAAGATGCTGATGAAAACTATTTTCATTTTCTCTTAGTATTGAATTATCTGAAAATTCAAGATATGGAAGCAGGATTGTATTGGGCCATTCATTACATACTGCTTTATATCCTGCTTTTTCTCCCAGCTCTCTTAATTGCATCATGAGAGAGAAATTGTTAAATGTTGGTACTACAAAATTTTGAAGTATTTTCATTTTTATTTCCTGTTAAATTAGTTTATAAATTCAAGATCAGATATTGCCCAATACCAGGTACTGCTTTCAAGACGAACCAATATTGGAAAGGAATTATCCTGAACAACTTCTACTATTCTTCCAATAGAATAGTTTTTTGCTTTGATAGTATTCAAAGGTACATCTGCATTTGCAGAATCACAGTTTCGTATATTTTCTTTTATACATATTTTAACTTTTTTATCTATTAAAACTTTTTTTAAAATATGTACATAAGGTTTCAGGTCTCTATAAAATTGTTGATTCATTTTGCTCCTTATTAATAAATTTCAAGTCTTCCAGAGGCCACCACCACGAATTGATATCACAATCACAAATTTCCCGGGAAATATCAAAGTAAAGCTGGACTGTAATTCCAAATTTAAGATATGAGCTGGATGGAGTATTTATGCTTTTTATAAATCCTATTTTATTATTGCAAGCTTCTATTACTTTAAGGGGAACAGAATGTTTAAAAGAAACAGACTGACATAAATCTCCCTGTATATTAACTTTAAGTGGTTTATTTAACAAAACTGACCGAAGTAATTCTGATTGTTGCTCTGTGAATTGTTGCATGATTGCCTCTATTGATATTAAATAAAAGTAACTCCAACAGGATTTGAACCTATATTATTACCCTGAGAAAGTGAAGTCCTATGCCATTAGACGATTGGTTTATTTATTTGCCCAATAACATATTCAATAAATTGCCATACTCTTTTTCTGCTTACATAAGTAAGGTCAATAGCATCAGCTTTCCAGTATTCACAATTTTCTTTTTTAATTCCTTTAGCGGCTAATTCACAGCTATATGGAGTATTAAGATCCCATACACAACCTATTTTAAGGAATTGTCCATTATCTGTTGTGCAACCAGCAGTAAATTCAGGGAATACTTTATTGAATTCTTCTTTAATTTTCTGATAACTATCTTTATTCATTTTTGTTTGCCTTGTTTATAAAGTAACTGCCAGAATCTCCCAAGACTGGCAGTTATCCCTAAATATTTTTAGTTATTTAATTGCAATACCTTCCATTAGTTTGTTATTGGATATTGATTTATTAAAAATAATATGATGGAGCCATGACTAAGTTTACTCGGAGATTTCACATTGTTCTGCAATACTTGGTGCACCGTTCTTGCATCTTTTCCTTTCACTGTCTTGCGTCAGAGGACTCCGTCTGTAACCCCGAAAGGATTTAAACCTCTGTTTCCACATTGAGAGTGTGACGTTCTGGATCGCTAAACTACGGGGCTAAATGTTAAGATTGACTTCCTGGTATATATATAAAAGGAGTGATATTAAATAATAAAACAGCTATAATGCTTATTAGCAATAGTATAATAGCAAGCTTATAAGTATCCACGGGATTCCATTTCTTTTGCTATATCTTCTGCAACAGCAATTAATTCTTTTATAGAAGAATAACCCGGAATAAAATAAGTATTGTTGCTTAAAGCTATAATTAACTGTCTTATTATTTCTTTTTTAAGTTCTGCTTTTCTTTCTTCTTCGTATGGCATATTAAAGCCTGTCTTCTATATTAAGCTGTTCAGATCTTACAACCACAGTATGTCCATAATAACCATTATGAATATTATATACTGTAAATTGTAATGTACCCTGAGAAGTTTCTAAATTGACAAATATAACTGCACATTCTTCTTCAGGAAGATCATAAGTCTTTAATTCTGTATCTGTTTTGGTTATTCCGAATAATTCTGCTCCGATAAAAGAATTAAGATCATCCTCGGAGGTTAGATATCCCCATTGTTCACAACAGGACTGCTCATTATCAATAAGAATATGAATTGTTTGTTTATCAGTAACAATTTCATATCCATCACCCGTACGATGAGTATTAAGATTGTAAGGATAATCAAATACTTCCCGTACTGATTTTATTATTTCCATTTAGTTCTCCTTATTTTAAGTAAAAAGTAGCAAGTAAACGCAGTGTCTCTTCTGCCGTGCTCTTTAAAACACTCCATTTAATTTATAGTTTACTTGCTGATAATAGCTAACAGAATAGTTAAAAGAAAAGAAAGGATAATAGCAAATATATCTTTCATCGGATTGATAGGAATCTACTCTTTTTTGTTTTTAATCCCCGGATATTAATTATTTAGATTGCTATTCTTTTGAAGAAATTATGAGATGCTGAACTATATACTAATTGATATATATGATTAGGACAGAGTTTAGATAATTCAGTAATATTGTGCGGCATACATCTGTCATATTTCTTAGTATGACATTTAGGCTTACTATTGTGTCGGGTAATAAAGTTAACAATATTGTTCATATTGATTATTCCTTATGAAAAGTTGTAGTTCCTGGGTGGTATGATTAAAAATAAAGGCAGTTTAACGAGATGCCCGGCTCGGATTGTTAATCACTTACCTCATCCCGCCTATTGAGATGAAAGTAAGGAATTAGAAATAAATTACCTGCCCGCACTTCACGGGCTATTATTTCTAAATTGAAATATGTAGTATTTGTACCTACTACATATTTTAAAACGCTATTAGAATCGATGGCAAAAAAGATCACGTTTTCGCCATCGATTCTAATTTTTTGAAGCCAATCCCCTATACGATAGGCTTCAAAGTTTGAGTAATTGATAACATCACTTGCATATATATGTGGGCAAGTGAGTTTAACCCGCTCATTTTCTGTATGACCACAAGGAAAAGTGGTCATACGCTCTAAAAAAGCATCGACACTGTAAAGATGTTCACTCATTTTATTTCCCTCATTGAATTAAATCTGTTGAGTCTATATAGCTAGAAGTTATTGCTTTTTGTAGAACCGGGTTTGTCCAGGAAATGTCGATAAGTTCATCTCCCCTGATCTCAAGGACAATGTACTTATCTTTATAGAAGATTACTTTGACCGTAACTTCAGGCCAAATATATTGACTTATTCCCGTTTCCATACATCCGTTGCCGGATATATGAAACCTATTATCATAAATTTTATATTTTACCTCCAATGGTGTTACCCAGGTGTTTTGGCAGGTGATTACGTCGTCCTCATGTTTAATTTGTGTATGGACGAAAAAGTTTGGTCTATTAAATTCGTCATAACAAATTGGCTCTTGATATACGGTATTTAAGAGAGTCACCCCCAACGTTTTTTCGACATCTGCTCTGATGTCGAAACGAAATTTTTCATAACTGCTAATTACGTCTATTGCGTTCATTTTATTATTCCTTTTTGTTTTTTTTTATTTTATTATAGAATGGATTTAGTACAGGTATATTTATATTTAGATTTTAGTAGCATATTGATAATTATTAAGTAAAAAGACATTATTGATTAAGATGTAGGAAAAGAGGGAATAAATCCCTCTTAGAAGTTATAATTCTAAAGTTTCAGTTACATTACGATCAACATTATACTGGATTTGATTTCTCCAGTAAACGCCAGATTGCAATTTAACCTGAAACTTGGCTTCCAGTTTCTCCTTGAGGAGTTCAGCAGTAATACCAGCTTTGCCAAGCTCACTGGTATCAATACTGATTTGGTTCCACTGTTTGGATGCAGATGGAACTGTTTCTGGCTGGTTGCCTTTAGAAAGCTTTTTAAACATTAATTTAAACATGTTGAAACTCCTTTCAATTAAGTTTAAAAATCATGCACTGTATTCAATTCAATGCACGCCGTAACATCAGGGGCACTCACGAGCGTAACCGGCATATTCTCTATAACTTTTAACTAAGCAGGAATTTTCAACCTAATTCACTTGCCTAACCCGGAAAGCGAGGGGAGTGGGTCAAAGGTATACTTCCCACTCGCATTATATAATATAAAACAGGGGTGGTTGCTTACAGGGCAGTATATTCCCAATATACTTATGATCCTGCTGTAAGGCCATATAATTAATCCTGAGGTGGTATATATAGTATAAGTACCTGTATTTCTATAAGTATTTATAATATATATACTTAGAATGGGTAAGAGTCCGGTATTTTAGTTAATAAACCGGACATATATCTGATAATTTTTATTAATTAAGGTATTAACAACCTAAACTAACAGTATGTCAAAGAGCTAAAAAGTATTAAATAGTAATTTTTAATTGGTTTTTAGCTGTTTTTATTAAGTTTTGTATATATTTTGTAATTATTGTATGCTATTGGATGCAGCCGAAGGCTGCAATTTGAAACATGTACTTATGTTCTCTTTATTCCACTTACCTGACTGTATTTGTTTATTTAACTGCCATTTATCAGCATATACTATATTACTAAATTTCATTTGCTGCATACTATCAAGCTGTACTCCACGGTAGTAAATGTTTGTATCCAGCTTATTTTTACGTATATAGGCCATATAGTCTTTCTTATTAGCTGCTATTACAAGTATTCTGCTGTTGGCTCTTTGTAATTGTAAAGCTTTATGATAAGCTTGTTTCTCTTCTTTAGTTCTCTTTCTGACACTTGCTAATAGCTTATTAGCTTCAAGAACTAATTGCTTCCTGTCAGCAGACAAGCCTCTTAATAACTCACCTTTATTATAATCAATACCTGTATAAACTCTCATAAATACCTTCCATAATGTTAAATTGGGCATAGTATAGCCATTAGACCTAAGTGGTTATATAGTATGATTTTACCTGAATCATAAAGGGTAATGAGAAGCATTTGACCTACCTAATGCATCCGTCTGGTGGCCAGTACTGGCTGCCTGTCTCATTCCATGTCGGGTGCCTTGATCCGGCTCGAACTGATACACGAACATGTTTACCACTATTTCAGTGGAAAAGCAGATAAATAAGTTAAAGGCAAATATAAGAAAAAATAATCTATTTGTCAAGTACCTCTTAACTTAGATATATTCATTTCAGAGACCACTTGACAATAAAGCTATAAATGCTTATATTTGTGATAGTTAATATAAAACACTTAAAGGAGATTATCGGGAGTGAATCTAAATAATAAATTTCAGAGTGCATTATCCGGTATAAAATCCTTAGAGGGACAGTTTAAGGATAGGGTAGAAGCCGGGAGTAAGAATCCGTTAGATTATCATTATTTCTCATATTTCTCTGGTGTAAGGAATGGATTTAACTTTGTATGGCATGTATTGGATAATCATCTGACAGAGCAGGAATTTGATGAATTATTCGGAGATTTGACCAAAGCAGATATGAGTACGGAGGAAAAATGAAAGTACTTCCTTTCCTGTGGATAGCCTTCCTGCTGATATTAGCAAAAATACTGGCTAATTGGTTATATGATTTAACCTATAAGAGGAAAAAATGATATACGAATATAAATGTACTGAGTGCGGACATAAGTTTGAGGTAACAGCTAAGGTAAATGATCCGCCTCCTCAGTGTCCTGAATGTTCTGGTGTTGTAAAGAGATTATTATCAAGGTTTAATTTCAGAGTATAGTATGGCAAAGGAAAAGAAGAAACAGTTAAGTAAGAGTGAAGAGGAACAGAGAAAAGCTTTAATGGCAATGACTAAGGAAGAGCTTGTGGATATGTTGCTATTAAGCTGGAATGTTAAGCAGGAGACGACAGATGGAGATATTGACCAGGAGGATTGGGAAGGGTAGAGGGCCAAAGTATACAGCTTATATATATACTAAGGAGGAAGCAGATTCTCTTGGAATAGAATATAAATTATGGAGAGATAAGGAAGTAAAACCCGGAGACTGGGTACTGACAGATGATGAATATGTTGGGCAGGTAAGAGATATACGTATATATAACAATAAGCAGAAACAGCCCAAACCTTTTATACTTACTACATTTGGCTGCCAGTGGGTGGCTCCTACTAATAAACTTACCTGGGAAGACAGAAGAGAAACGGGAGATTACTTTAATCCTATTCCGAGAGACTGGATAAAAAAAGAAGTTGCAAGGGCAAGAACCAAAAGGGTAATACAGCTATATGCCAATATGATGCTGACAGGCAGAATTGATCTGCAGATATTGGGTAAAGCGTACAGACCTGATAGTTCAGATCCCGTAAGAACAGTGAAGAAGCTGTTAAGAAGAGAACAGGTAAAAAGTATGATAGATCAGGAATTACAGAGAATACTGGAAGAAAAAGGAATCACAAAACAATTTGTAATTGAAAAGATAGTAAAAGCTATTGAACTTGGGGAAAAGAGGGAAGACGGCTATTTACTGTTGAAAGGTGCAGATAAAATGGCAGATTATCTTGAAATGCAGCCGGGTAAGACCAAAGTAACTGAGCAGATAGAGACCAATACTATCTTCAAGAGTATAGGTGATGCTATTGAAAAGAGCGACCAGTTAAAGCTTACCAGAAGCAAGGAGATACCTGCTCTTACAGTACATGCTGCTTCACAGATAGAAAAAGTAGAAGCTAAATTACCAAATGAAGGAGTTCAGAATGAGTAGTGCTAATGAAACTATGGAATATGTATTAAGCATGCTATTGAAAGAAAAAGATGCTGTTACGGCAGAATACTGGGCATCAGCAGCTAATAAGCTTGCCGGGATAATAGAATCAGAATCCAGGATAGCATTAAATAAACAACAGGAACGGTTTACACAACTGCAAATAGAAGCTAAAAAGGAGTCTGAATAATGAAAGTATTAGAGAATGGTTATCGTTATTTGCTTGAATCGGCAGAAGGTACCAATGACCAGCAGCTGCAGTTTATAGAGAGAGTTAAATGGGAACAGGTACCGCATACAGCAGATGAAGTACCGGTAGATGGGTATATAACTAAAACAGATGGTGTATATAATGAAGAGTTGATTAAGGTACTTATACACAGAATGAATGTACAGAACAGTAAAGAGTTCTCCCCGGAAACAAAGCAGGCTATTGAGTATTTGGAACAGGCATACCAGGTATTAAAAGTAAGGGAATTAAGAAAGCAGACAGATTTTAAACCTAAACCTGCAACTGTAAATTACAGAGATACTATCCAGTTTGTAAATAATTACTGGAGGGTAAACCAGGAAGTTGGTTATCCGGTGGCACCATACGGAACTCTGCAAACAGTAGGGGCAGCTGATGAAGTGGACAGAGGACAAATTTAATATAATCATATCTTTTGAGGGGAGAGACTGGGGCAGTGGTATGGCAAGAGCTATGATAGATGCTATTAAATCACTGCCCTATGGGCATAGAAAATATAATGCAGACAGGAAAGACTGGACTATAGTTAACGATAAGAATTATAAAGAGCGGCTGATGGCTGTTAGAAATAGTTTTAAGAAAGATGAATATGGTGATTTTGATGTTGATAAATGGTGGCATGAAATAGAGGAGAAAAATGGGCAAGCCGATAATACTGGAACCGAAATTCGAACTGGGGCAGGAAGTCAGATCAGTACTTAATGCTGAGTGTCATTACCTGGTTGTAGCATACAGGATAGAGCAGGTTAAAGATGGAATAGCAACGCTGATACTTTATCTGTGTAATGATACGAGCAAAGATGGTTCGCTATATGTTTATAAGGAATATGAAATAGAGAGTCTATGAATAAAGCAGATGTCCTTCGGAGAATGGAGAAGGATCTGCTCTTAACTGGCCGCATAATCTCACCTAAAACTTTTTACATAGATTCTCCTCCTGTACATTACGAGATACAGGATAAGGTATTAGATACCGGTATAAAATATCTTAATATAATTGCTCCCAGGGGATTGGCCAAATCATCACTGGTAGCTGAAAATGAATCATTACATCATATTTTCCTTGAAGAGATCAACTGGGAAGGAATTAAAGACAGTAATGATTTTGACATAGCTAAAGTAGCAGCTCCAAAGTTTGTTATAATAGTATCCAAGACACAGGGGAATGCTATTAACAGGCTCCAGGCAATTAAGGATATACTTGATTATTCAATGGAGTTCAGAGCTATCTTTGGCTATTGGGGAGAGCACAGTGCCCGTACATGGCGTAATGATATGATAGAGCTGAAGAATGGCTCTTGTATCATGGCGAAGGGTATGGGGCAGGCTATAAGGGGAATTAAGCATCTATATATGCGTCCCAGTCTTATAATCCTGGATGACCCGGAAGATGAAAACAATACCAAAACATCTGAGGCAATGGATGACAATATGCGCTGGCTGTTGCAGGCTGCTGTTCCTGCATTGGATGCACACAGGGGAAGACTTATAGTTATTGGTACTCCATTGCATGAAAGATGTATGGTATTTACGCTTAAAAAGCTGGATAACTGGACTACTCTTCATTACAGTTATATAAATACAGATGCTGATGGAAACCAGTATTCTCTGTGGCCAGGAATGAAAACAGTAGAAGAGCTGCTGGAAGAAAAGAAAGCTTATGAGAGTATAGGCAAAGTATCTGCATGGTATAAAGAGAGACAATGTGAAGTCATAGGTGATGAGTCCAGATTGTTTAGAGAAGATATGCTTATGTACTATAGGGGAAACCTGATGGTAGAAGGAGAAAATCATTTCCTGCAACTGGAAGGAGTCTGGGGATATAATCAAAAGCCTATAATCTGGGATGAACCAAAGGTGGTGCCAGTGAATGTATTCACCGGTATTGATCCCGCTACTTCTACCTCTTCTTCTGCTGACTATTTTGCCATTGTACATACTGCTATTGATGCTAATAACGACAGGTATATATTACCCTATGTTAGACGCAGAATGCCGCCAACAGAGGCTATACAGACCATTATAAATGAATACAATAAAGTCAGAAGTAACAGGGTAAGTATAGAAACGGTACAGGCACAGGAAACATTCAGAGATATACTGCGCAACCTGGAAGGAGTTTATATACCCGGATTGGCTAAAAAGCATAACTACAGGGAAGGCAAAGCTGGCAGGTATAAGGATGAAATAGAAGGGCTGGAACCATTCTTTTACAAGCATAAGGTGTTCCTGAGAGAGGATCAGCAGACCTTAGTGGACGAGCTATTAATGTTCCCGCAGGGGAGCCATGATGATCTTCTGGATGCCATATATCTTTCGTTTAAAGGTGCTTATACACCTGCAAGCAACGAAAAACAGGAGATTAAACGAATACCCTTACAGCAAAAGCTTAAACAAAGCAAAGGATGGCTTACTGCCTGATAGTGTATGATAGTGTTAATAAATTACTTTAAGTAACTTGATTTAAATATATATATTATATATATTTACGTCATAGATTTTATGAATATATTAAGAGACGATGTATTGGCAGGGGATAATCAGATAGTAACTGGCTATAAGAAAACAGAAGATGTTGCTTTATCGGAGCAGTTGCTGGACGAATATAGCGGTGGTAAACGTGCTTCCTGGGCAGAACAGGCAAAACAGGATGATGATTTCAGGCATGGAAACCAATGGACAGACGAGGCTAAGCGTGTATTGGAGGGGAGGGATCAGTCTCCCATAGTAGTGAATGTTATACAGCCCGCAGTAGAGTTTGCTGTTGCTGCCCTTACCACCAACAAGCCGAGATTTACTTCTACAGGCAGAGAAGATTCCGATACACGGACGGGGAAGGTCTTCTCTGATCTGCTTACTTACGTCTGGGATATATCTAATGGCAATATGGAACTCAAGCAGACTATTGATGATTATTATGTCAAAGGTATGGGACTGCAATTGGCTTATGTTGATCCGTATGCTGACATGGGTAAAGGTGAAGTTAAGATTACCAGCATTGATCCGCTGGATGTTTATATCGATCCAAACAGCAAAGACAGATTGTGCCAGGATGCTGCTCATATACTTATCGTTAAGAAACTTACTAAAGAGCTGATACTCAGATGTTATCCTTTAATGAGGGGTAAGCTAAAGCTTGCTGTTCAGTCAGAAGAAGACAGAACTCCCACTACAAACAGAGTAGGATTAACATCCGAGGAAATTGATGTAACAGATAGTTACCATGAGCATTATGAGGTAATTGACAGGTACAGTAAAATCAAACTTGAAAGATATAAAGTATATGATACGTCTGCTGATAAAGAATACCTGTTCAATGATGCTGAGTTTAAAGAGTTTTTACAGAAGCCTGCTTTTATACTGCTTAGTGAGTTTGGAGAGCCGCAATATGTTACTACTGGAACTGCTGTTGAAGAAGCTGTACAGATGTTTGAGCAGACAGGCGGTATTTATCATCAGGTTATTGATGAAGCAAGCCAGCAGCCGATGATAGTCCCCGGGGAAGCAGATGAAAATGCTATTCCGAATAGTGAAGTAGTAATGAAACCTGTTACAATGGCTGATTTAGTGCAGGAAGGAATTATACTTTATGCTCTTGTACTTACAGACCGGGTTAAACGGGTAATGAGTATAGGTGGATACGAACTATATAATCATATCATGGAAATAGAGGATTATCCGGTAGTTCCATTTATGAACAGGCATAGAAGGAATCCTTTTCCTATGTCTGATGTAAGGTTCGTAAGACCTATCCAGGAATATGTAAATAAAATAAGAAGTTTGATTATAGCTCATGCTTCATCTTCTACAAATGTTAAGTTATTGATTCCAAGAGGTGCTGTTAATAAATCAGAAGTAGAACAGAATTGGGCTAAAGCAGGAACTGGTGTAATAGAATTTGATGCAGAAATTGGTACTCCTATAATCGTTGGGCCTGTACCATTACCAAATGAACTCTACAAGAATGAAGCAGATGCAAGGAAAGATATACAGGAAATACTTGGTGTATATACCACTATGTATGGAGATCCTTCTTCTGCTCCTGATACTTATAAAGGCACTGTGGCTCTGGATGAATATGGTCAGAGGAGAATTAAATCCAAGCAGGACGATATAGAGCAGGCTCTTAATCAATTGGCAAAAGTAGTGGTACAACTTATACAGATTACTTATACAGAGCAGAAAGTTGTAAGGCTGTTAAGACCCAATAATGCTCCTATGGAAATAGCTATTAATATACCAATCTATGATGATATAACCGGTAATGTAAAAGATATTATCAATGATGTAACTGTTGGTAAGTATGATGTAGTGGTAGTATCTGGTTCTATGCTTCCATCTAACAGGTGGGCACAGTTTGAATACTATATGCAGATGTATGAGAGGGGTTTAATTGACCAGATAGAAGTACTAAAGAAAACAGAACTCGTTGATATCGAAGGTGTACTTAACAGGCACAATATTATACTCCAGATGCAGCAGCAGATACAGTCAATGGCAGATGAAATTAAGACTCTTGAAGGTGATTTGCAGACAGCAGAAAGAGAATCTGTAAATGACAGGAAGAGACTGGAAGTAGAGAAATTTAAAGCAAGGTTAAGTTCAATGTCCAGCAGGGCAGAAGCTGCAGTACAGATGTATCAGAAAGAGCTGGATATGGAAGTAAAGATGACAAGGCAGGAAATTAAGAGTGGAAATACCAAGAAATAATAAAAGGTTATCAATCTTTGATGCGCCTATAGAAGAGGAAGTTACCCGGGCATCAACTCCGGTTGTGGAAGTTAAAGAAGATTATGTGCCAAGAACTAATTATACCGGGATGTCTTTTAAGAAAGCATTTTCTTCTGCAAGACAGGCGGGACTTGATATTTTTACATGGAATGGCAAAAAGTACACTACCCAATTGGCAGAAGAAACTAAAAAGCCTAATAAAGTAGGTGCACAGGTAAGTGGGAAAACTCCACAATATAAATCAGTGCAGGGTACTCTAAGAGAACCTCGGGATGATTTTCTTCAAACAGCAGAAGCAGATGCTTCAAGGCCGAGAGAAGAGGGAAGTGGCGCTTATGGTAAGATGGCGACAGATATAGGTGAGACAGCTATCAATATGCTATTGGCTGGCGGAGCACCATCTACAGCAGCAAGTAAGTTATTATTTAATACAAAGGGTGCTAAATATTTGCCGGATGCATTTCAAATGCTGACAGAAGCAGAAAAGATGGGAAAGAATTTTAATCCTGTTATAAAATTATTGAGAGAACAATTAGTCAATGCCAGAACTCCTGCACAGGTAGCAAAGATTAAACAACAGTTACAAAGAGCAATGGAAGCACAGGAAGCAGTATCGGAATTCGGTGCTTTTTCCAAGGGTTTAACATTTTAAAGGAATATTATGCCAGATACGATTAATGATACTCAGACACAGGCTGATGACGGACAGCAGGATTTATTTGCAGATATATTTTCAGATAATGCACAGACTACAGATGCAGACAGCGATAACGGAGATCATCTTACAGATGTTTATACTGATGATACGGAGAGTAACCAGCAGCAGCAGGAACAAACTCAGGCTAATGATACGGAAGATCCGAAGTATAAAGCACTACAGGATGAACTCGAATCTTATCGTACTTATGTGCCGATAGCCAGGTATCTCCAGGCTAATCCACAGGCATTGAATATACTGCATGAACAGCTAAGTAATACTGCAAAAGAACCAGAGGTTCCGAAGCTTGAAAGACCTCAAAGACCGGTAAAGCCTTCTAACTATGATGCTCTTGATGATAATCCTGAATCAGAAAGCTATAAGTACAGGCAGGCTATGGAGGAATATCCCGTAAGACTGGCTGAATATACAGAAACTATTTACAATGAGAAACAGCAGAAAATAGAAGAAATGCTGCAGCAGCAGGAAGCTGAAAGACAGCAGACAGAACAATTAAAAAGTATATATGGGGAAGTGACTTCCAAACATGGATTAAACGCACAGGAAGCGCAGGAATTTTTAAAGTTTATAAAAGATCCAAATTCGGTAACTACCGACAGTTTAGTTCAACTCTTTAAGCTCAAAAAAGCACCAGATAAAAGTGCTGCTCAAACTCAAAAGAAAATAAATGAGTTTCAAAAAAGGACTGAGCGTACCGCATCTCCGTTGCCTGCTGGCGTACAACCCGGCCAGAGCGCTTCGCAGTATGATGAAAATGACCAGTTCTCTTTAGGCCTGCTAAGACAAGGCAATAGAGCTAAGTATGGCGGGTATTAATAAGAACAACTAACAATAAGAGGAAACTATGGCTGTTAAAGCTTTAGACAACAGTGGAGTATTATTCACTGACCGTAGGGACTTCTACATCAAACCGCAGGTAACAGCAGAATTGTGGCCAAGTGTAAGTCCCTTTATAACCACATTGCTTGGGAAAGCTCCGAGAAAAACAAAAGATCCGGATTTTAAACTCTAAACGTTCTTGGAGTTGTAAAATCTGGCTATATGCTGGAAAGCCCTTAGAGCCTTGAAGACCGAAATGGTAACACTTTCAAGGATTGGGAAATCAGCAGGAAAGGAACAAAATGATAAAAACGAAAGAAGCAGCCTGGTTAGCAGGGATAATAGAAGGCGAAGGAAATTTAGATTTGAATCAGAGATGCGGACAGAAGAGGAAAGATGGAGGTACTTGGGCATGGAATCGCCCACGTATCATCGTTGGGAATACTGATGCTCGCATGATAATGGAAATTTCCCGAATATATGACAAAATAGGATGTAAATTCTGGTATTCTTTACGTAATAAAACAGTAGACACTCACAGAGATTGTTTATTGATAATAACGATAGGAACCAGAAATGTAGCAAAGGTATTAGAAGCAATACTGCCGTTTATGATCTCAAAAAGAGAACAAGCTAAGATATTGCTGGATTATTGCCAGTGGAGAAATAGATGTAATGCCAATAATCAAAAGGGCATATCAATGGCAATTAAAACTACTGGAAGAGAGTTAGTTCCAGAATATACCGAAGCTATAAGGGTTTTAAAATATGATTTGCCTAATATTCTGTCATTATCTCGCAAGGCTAATGAGGTGCTTTGTGTTCCCATATCCTCAACGACTAATATGCCAGACATCCTTAAAGAAAAAAGGATGAAGATAGAGTCTGAACTATGCCGAGAGGCATAGAGTGGTAACTATGAAGTATGCCACCGCCATTATTTTGATAATGGTATTAAGTAACAATGTTGTCGAGCATAGAAGTGGTTTTCATAATCAAAAATTTGTAGTAAATGACAGTTCTATATCTGCCTGGTCTGCATCAGGTGCTCCCGGCGGAACAGCGACAGTAGACGCAGCAGATGGTATAGTGGGATTGTCTTCGAGTGTAGATTCCAGCTATCTCAATCTTACAGTTGAAATCTGGGATACTACTCTTTCTACATACAAAGGTTTGGCACTTATTACAGCAGTATCCAGTGGTGCTATTACCTTCAAGTCTCTGGGTAATCCAAGGGCAACAGATAATATAGCATTAGCGCTGGCAGATAATGATGTATGCCTGGTAATCGGTAATGCATTTGGTGAAGGTACAGAAGCTCCTGATGCCTTTGCTGATGAATTACAGGTAGTCTATAATTCTACGCAGATATTTAAAACTGCTGTAGAAATTACAGGCACACTGTATGAAGCTGCACTCAGAGGCTACAGCAATGAACTTGCAAGGTTAAGAGGCGAGAAGAGTAAGGAGCATAAGATGCAAATGAACCAGACTCTTCTTAAGGGTGCAAGGGCTAATGGTATTGGTTCTACAGATTTAGCGGGAGATAATACTTCTACAGATTCATTTGCTACTCACGTTACAGATGCAAATGGCAAAACAGTTCGTACCACAATGGGTGTTATACCTGCTATTTATAAGTATGGCACTACTTCCGGTGACAGCCAGAATATCTTTACAGTTGTAAAGAATGAATATGGTTATAAAAACTTCGTAGAAGATACAGAAAAGCTGTTCCAGTATGTACCGGCAGATGGCGTTAAGAAAGCCGTTTGCGGTATGGGGCCGCTTTCATACTTCTCTACCTTGTCTGGTGGTGAAGGGTTTATGAAGAACTCCAAATGGAAAGTACAGATGTCTGAGTGGAAGACCAATAAGCTTGGATTTAATATACGTATACTTGAATCTCCGCATGGAATGATTGAGCTGGCATACGATCCTGCATTAAGGGGACAGTACAAAGATGCAATGGTTATCTATGACGAAGATAACTTAGATGTAGTACAGTACCGTCCTATGAAATACCAGACCAATATCAAGACTGATAATGGTTACGATGGTATTAAGGATCAGTATTTTGCTGATATGGGTCTTGGTATTACCCTTATTGAAGCTCATTCTGTTTGGAATTTCAGGTAAGAGAGGAGGATAAAAGTAATGGCATTTACCAAAACATCTAATAAAAATATGGCCGTAGCAGTAGAGACAAAAACATGTCCTGCTTCTGCTACAGTAGGTTATGGCTCTGAGATAGATTTCTTGAAGTTAGATCCTGAAAATAATAACAGGTATATATCCGTATTATGCTCTGCATCAGCAGTAACCGGTACTAACCTGGATATAGCACTTTATGGTGCTCATACATCAGGTGGAACTAAGTTTCTGCTTGTGGATGCTATAGTGGCAGATATAACTAATTCCGCAAAGACTGCGGGCGGAAGAGTAGACCTTAATGCTTACCCGGCTCCATATTATTATATAGGCTGGACAGCAGACGCAGACGAAAGTGCTAACACAATAACAGTGTCAATAGCGTATTAATAATTACGAACAGGGAACCCTCCGCAGTTCAATCTGCGGGGGAGCCTGTACTTAACCAATATGGCATTAAAAGATTTAGTAGAAGATTATACGGGAACAGTAACAGATACCACGAGTCTGGATAACCTTTTAACACAGGGAGCCAGGATGCTGGTAGACATACTGCCGTTAAATAAAGCAGAGCTTTTTACTACGGATATAAATGTTACGGTATCAGGCGCTGATTTATCTGCATACAGGTTTATGCGTGCACATAAATCAGGATATGGTGCGGTACGTATAAGTGCCGATAATAAAGCAAGAGCAGCAGATGTAAATTCTTTATACTATGCTACCAACAGAAGCCCTGTGCATTATATTGAAAATGGTAAATTATATATACTGCCTGGTGGTGGAACGGGTGTAGGTATAGCATATCCCACAGTTACCTATAATAATACGAGTATAGGTAGTTTTCCTTCTGAATTACAGCATGCAGTAATATTATATGCAGCAGAACATGTGCTTATTCAGAGGATGAATGACAAAGTAGTTAATCTGGAGGGTATTAACTTAGAAGATGTTAGTGTTCCTGTAGCACCAAATGCACCTGCTATTAGCTATACAAATGCAACAGCAACAGGCGCAGATACAGTTACAATAGCATCTCCCGGTACTGTTCCTTCATATACCAAACCCACTGTAGTATTAACAGCTGCTCCTGATATATCGGATTTAAATGTATCAGCAATATCAGTTCCAACAGCACCAGGTACACCGGTAATAAGTTTCTCGGATGCAAGCCTGGTATCTGTCGCAGCAACCACTATTTCTGCTCTGCAGATAACAGTACCGACTTATACTAAACCTACAGTGAGTCTTTTATCTGTTCCTTCAATGGCAGATTTAACAATAGAAACTGATTTTCCAGCTCAGCCATCAGATCCAAGTTACACTACAAGCATAGGCAACGTACCTGAGGCACCAGTATTTACAGCACCGACTAATACCATAGTATATACTAATACGGATAGTGCTTTAACCAATGTGGACATAGAATTGGCTGCTGCTCATTTAAGTAAAGTACAGACTCAGTTGCAGCAGTATGCAAAAGATCTTGAAGTGGCTCTTGGTACATTTAATAGTAATAAGGCAAAGTTTGATGCTGATGTACAGAAACTCGTACAGCAGGCAAGTATATCAAGCAGCGAGAGCATACAGAAACAAGCTCAGAAATTAGAGAAATATGCTGCTGATGTAAACTTATATTCCCAGTATGTTAATAAGGAAGTCAGTCAATATAAGCTTAATCTTGACAAGCTGATTCAATTCTGGCAGATAGGGAATGATAATATACTAAAGCAATACTCTCTTGAAATACAGAATGAGCTGAACAGGTGGCAGAGAGAATTAAGAAATTATGAAATAGATGCTAATCATAAAATAGAGCAGGCTAAGCTTACTCTCAATGAAGCATTAGAAAATGCAAAGAATGCTAATAATATCGCTTTGCAGAATGAAATACAGACAGCACAAACAGAACTCGCAAATTATGAGTTAACTGTGAAAAAACATCAGGCCATGCTTGATTCTTACAGCAAGCAGGTAGAATCTGCCGTAGTAGTATTTAAAGCTAACTATGATAAAGCATTGCAGATATGGCAGACCAAAAGAGCTAATGAGCTGCAGCAGTATAGTCTTGATATACAGAATGAATTAAATGAGTTTCAGAAAGAACTGGCTGCATACCAGTCTGATATACAAATAAAGGTAGAGCAGGCAAAAATAAGCTTAGAGACAGCTTTAACTGATGCCAAAACAGCAAATGACATAGAAACTCAGAATAAGATACAGACTATGCAGGCAGCTATAGCTAATTATCAGTCTGTATTGGGCAAATATAATGGAGAGATACAGTCTTATGGGGTGGCTGTTAACCAGGCAGTTAGTAAATACAATACTGCCATTAATCAGAAAGCAGCAGCTATTGATTCCTTATTAAAACAGATAAGTGCTATTAAAGCAGAGTTTAGAGATTTTCTGTTATTACATGGATTAATAAATGACGTACCAGCAAATAATTGAAGCCATTCTTGAAGAGCATCCGGGAGTGCTTGAAACGGAAGTTAAGATAGAGGTAAATAAAACCCTTAGGGAGTTTTGCAGAAGGACAAATATACTTTCTGATAATACAGAAATAACCGTAGAAGACGGAGTCGTAACTTATGAATTGCCAGATGATGCAGACAGAGTTTACAGAGTAGATTTCAAAAACAGCAATGATTTGCTTGTTGGTGAAACAGAGAAATTAAAGTATAGTATAGAACAGGGATACATTAAATTTTATGGTTATATGTGGAGGGAAATTACTGCTATCCCTTCCAATATATCTGTCATTAAACTTTACTATTACAAAAGACCGGCTGCATTAAGTACCGATACTGATATACCGGAAGTAGACAGTGAATTTCATACCGTCATTGCAGATAAAGTATCTGCCAGGTATTACAGGAGAGAAAAGGATTTTGATACTTATGTAACTCTTATGAGAGAGTGGGAAAAGGCTTTAAAAGAAGCGAAGATAGCAGCTAACGAAGATAAAGACGCTACTTTATGGAATATTAAGCAACAGGAGTATTGAGAAGAATATGACAGCCATTGATAGCCAGGGAAATATTGAAATTGTAAGGGGTGATACGCTGGAGCTTTTGTTTACTGATGTGCGGTTAAATGATGCTCCGTTTCAGTGGAGTGGTTATATGTCAGAATTTATTATAAAGAATGGCAATGTTGAAGTTATCAGAAAGACAGAAATCAGCGGAATTGATTTGAATGTTGATGGCCAGATAACTCTTACTATATCCTCTGATGAAATTAATACGCTTGCTATTAAATCATATACTTATGACTGGAAGTTTATGATTGGGGAAAATACTGAAACGTGGTTTAATAATAAGAAATTTAAAGTAACCACATGATTTCTCTGACTGTAAATCCACGAACAATATCTCTTGCTGCTTCACGCAGAATTATTTCTATGTCTGTCGAGCAGACAGTTATAAGACTTGGAACTGAACAAAAAGATATTCGTCTGGAAACGAATAGAAGTGTAAAATTAACTTTAAGTCCATTGGTTGTCTACCAAAATGACACAATGGCAGTAATAAATGCAAAGGGTGATATGGTAATAGGAAATGAAGCCGGGGAACCATCAAGAATGCCTATCGGTTCGCCTAATTACTTTATGGTGGTAGATCCCACACAGGACAGGGGATATAAATTTACAAATGAAATTGATGGCGGAACATTTTGACAGGAGAGAACAATGGCTCAGGTAATTAAATTAAAAAGAGGTTTAAAGGCTAATTTACCAACATCGGGTATGAATGCCGGTGAACCTATGGCTACCACAGACAGGGGTACACTGCATATAGCTACTGATGCAACTACAAAGCTGCCTATCGTACCGGCTATAGATGATTTGACTTCTTTGCCTGCTGTTAGCGGAGCAGAGGATTTACTCTTAATACATGATGCATCAGAAACTTCCGGGCAAAAAGAAAAAAAGATGACATTCAATGATTTTAAATCTGCTCTCAATATACCATCAGGCGATACAGATGGAAAAGCGGCTGTAGCAAGTGGTGGAACAGCAGGTTATATCTGGGGAACAACTGGTTCTGATGGTATTCTAAGAATGGGTTCATCCATGTCATGGACTAAGGATGCGGGAAATGCATACGTAACACTTGATGTGGGTGTAATTGATGGAGGGACATTTTAATGGGTCGTGATAAAACTATTAAAATACTTCGTACCACCAAAGCTAACCTTGACACACAAAAAGCAGCTAACAATCTTATTGCAGGTGAACCTTATTTCATTACTGATGAAGAAAGATTAGCAATGGGAATAAGTAATAATGCTTATTCGGAAATGGCAAAAAAAAGTGAACTGCCTTCATCAGGAGGGGCTACGATTCTTATTGCTTATAAAAACACAAATCAAACAAAATATGGTACAACAATTTATGGTAATGATAACCATTTGTTTATGGACATAGAAGCTAATGGTATTTATCAATATGAGTTGCTGTTAATGATATATCAGCAAGGCAGCAACAGCAATGGCTTCAAAGCTAAATTTTCAGCCCCGGATGGTTGTACTGCTTATACCAACGTGTTTAGAAATACGACAAGCAATACTCAGGTGTCATTTGCAAATCAAGTCGCAACATTAATAATTACAGAAGATACAACCGTAGCAACGCAAGGTGCTATATACAATTTTGTGAAAGCGAACGGAATAATAATAAACGGTGCGAATGCAGGTACCTTGATACTTCAATGGACTCAGTATCAGAACAATAATGCAACCACACAGGTACTGTTAGGCTCTTATCTGAAATTAACTAAAGTAAACTAATGCATACACAGAAAGAATTTACGTTTATAAAGAATGGAGATATAATGAGAATAATATTATTGGCAATATTATTATTAACGGGTGCGCAATTATTTGCCCAGGACATAGCTGAAAGGCCATTTAGTCCTATGGTGTTTAAAGATACTGATGGTAAATATTATTACTATAACCCATCACATAATGATACTGTATTTACAGTTGTTATAGACAGCAATGCCAGTATATCGGGCAGCATTAATCTTGGAGACAGGCATATAGTGGGTATCCAGATGCCTGGAAGTGGATGGATAACTGCAAATCTTACTCTGCAAGTTTCTTATGATGGAGTTACTTATCAGAATTACTATGTGGATAGCACTGAATATGTAATAACAGTTGCAAATGGCAGAAATGTTCATTGTAAAACAGCGGATGTAGAAGGTGCAGTATATATTAAAATCAGGAGTGGTACAGGCAGTACTCCGGTTAATCAGACGGGAAATATAGCAGGAAGAACATTAAAGATAAGAGCGGGAAATTATTAAAATGGAAGCACCACAGAGACCGGGATTATTGGGTGTATGGATAATTAACGTAGCAGCACAGGTTATTACAATAGCAGATTTAGAGTATGGATTAAGAATACTATCATTTATAGTAGCCATAGGCTATACGTTATATAAATGGTATAAAGATTTAAAGAGCAAGAAATGAATAAGTTATTACAATTTCTGCAAGATGTAAATGGAGACTTTAGTTCTACCAGGTTATTTATGTTATTGGTGTGTTTGTCTGCTATTATAGACTGGCAGCATGCTATTTGGACTACTGGTATATGGAGACTAGAATGGCAGACAGTAGCACTAATTGCAGGTGTATTAGGCTTTAAAGTATTACAGAGGGAAAAGAATGAGTAAAGCAGCAGAGATAGTTGCGAGATTTGAAGGATGCAGATTAAAGGCATACCAGGATACCGCTGGTATCTGGACTATAGGATATGGACATACAGGCAGAGTACAGCCAAAACAGGTAATTACCCGGGAACAGGCAGACTTGTTATTAGAAGCTGATTTAGAGATAGCAAGGCAGAAGGCTGAGAAATATGTAATGGTAAGTCTTAATCCTGATGAATGGGCTGCTATTATAAGCCAGGCATATAATCTGAGAAGTTATAAAGCTTTAATTGAACATCTGAATAAAGACAAAGAATTATATAAGAGAAAGACTCTGTTATATATTTATGATGTTAAGAAGAATAAACTGCCTGGACTGATGATAAGGCGTACATGTGAGAGATTGTTATTTGAAGGCAGGGAATGGAAGGGAATAGCTGATGAATTACAGAGAAATCCTAAGGTAGCATATATAGAGCAGGTACAGAAGGAGTTATTCTCTTGAAGTATATAATAGCTATTGGATTATTAAGCTTAATAGGATGCAGTGCTCCTACGCAGATAATAGAGACCAGGCCGGAGGCTATGACATTTGCAGTTGAACCTATTAAGGCAGACCAGTTGCCGGTTCGGACTGAGAATATAGATTCAGCAGCTTATCAGCAGTTTGTAGAATCTATGACAGATACAAGCAAAATAGTTGTAGAGGCAGAAACAGATAATGGTACTGTAAAAACAGAGTTAACCAAAGGATACGACAATAAAGGTAAGCCTGTTCTTAAAGGTAAGATAGAAGCTAAGCCTGATTCTGTGAAGGTTGATGTAAATAAAAACAATATAACACTTCTTCCCAAAGAGAAAAGTACCTGGGAAGAAATTAAAGAAGTCGTAATCGCTATTGGGGTTTTATTAGTAATTGCCGGGATAGTTTATATAATAATTAAAAGAAGGAAATAATTATGCGTTTTGCAACGCTGGATATTGAGACATCAAATCTTAATGCGGATTTCGGATTTATTATATGTGTAGTGGTTAAGGAATATGGTTCTGATAATAAGCCCAAGATATTCAGAATTGACCAGTATCCCGGATGGGAAAAGAATGTGTTCGATGATAAGAAACTTGTAAAAGATGTACGCAATTATCTTGAAAATTTTGATGGTATTATTACCTACAATGGAAGGAATTTTGACTTGCCATTTCTTACCTCTCAGGTAGTAGCTTATGGGTACCAACCTATAAAAGCATTGTTCCATGTAGACGTATTTTATACTACGAGATATAGGCTAAGACTGCATAACAGCAAACTCAATACACTTATTACTTTCTTAAATACTTACAGGGGCGGAAAGAAAAAAGTAGAAGAGAAGACTGCTATTAATACTATTTATTATAAAAAAGCTATTACAGGCAGAAAAGATGGAATTGATTATATAGTAAAACACTGCGTTAAAGATGTTGTGGCACTTGAACAATGCTATGACTTATTAAAAGATCAGGTATTCTCACTAAGAAAAGGGTACTAATGGCGGGCAAATTCAAATACTGTACTAAGTGCGGAAAGCTTGTAGCCTTTCCATGCGAAGATAAATGGTGTCCAATGCAGGTTAAACTATATAAGGCAAAGAATGACAATAGACGAGAGAAGAGAGATAGCAAATAGCATATTCCAGAAATGTGATTCCCTGCTATTGAATAAAGGTAAAAGTTATGCGGGGCAGGAAGATTCACTCTCTAATTTTAAGAGGAATGCAGAACGATTAGGCGTGACTAAATACCAGGTATGGGCTGTATATTTCTTTAAGCATATAGATTCTATAAGTAATGCTTTAAAGAATAATCCAGAGGCACCAGTAGATGAAAGCGAAGGATTGAAAGGCAGAATAGCAGATGCTATTACCTATTTAACAATATTACAGTGTTTATTAACAGAAGATAAGTTAGTATAATGTCAGAGACCTATCCTATAACAAGTTTTACAAAGGGTAATATTACTGCTCCTGATAAACAGGATATACCGGATGATGCATGCGTAGCATCAAAGAATGTGGACGGAGATGTAGAAGAAGGTAAGCTAAGGGGTATTAATAAGAATGCCGTATTTTCTTCTACTGTGGGACAGGATATAAGTCATGGAGCGTGGATATTAAATACAGATGCCAAGCATCATTTTGTATATCATAATTTATCTGGCAATGCTATTAAAGTAGTAAATGATTTCTATGGTTCCAAAACTGTTTCTACTCTTGCAAATAGTAATATATCTGCAAATACATGCTTTACTCAATATAACAGAGAGGTGCATGTAGGAACAGGTTATAATAGTGCAAATATTCCATTATGGGTGGGTTATATAGATTATGGACAGTTGGGACAATCCATTCCTTCTGGACTGCAGATTCTTTCTGCTAATCCGGCAACGAATTCAGTAAATATGTGGGGAGATATAGTGCCTCCTGGATCTGCTGGTAAATTTGGGTTTGGACAGTCTTATAGCATAACGGATGCTGGCGAAGGAGAGACGGGCAATTTTTCAGCTGAAACTTTAGTTATATATAAATTCTCTTTAGAGTACGATAATCTACAGGAATCACCATTATGCCCAGAAGGTTTAAGTGTCAAATTTACCTCTGATGCTATAAGTGTCAAAATAGGAGTATCTGCATGGGATACTTATACTGTGGGGGTTGGATATCATACTGCTTCTACAAATCCAAGAATAAGTGCAGTTAAGTTATACAGGGCTACATCAGTAGATGGAACAAATACCGGGTTAGGGTTATTCAGATTAATTAAAACTTTTGATTTTACTACTCTTGATGACTTTCAGGGCACAGATTCAGAAGGAGCTACTTATAAAGGAGATGCATCAGTAGCCTTTGTAGTTGATGATGGTTCATTCTCACAGGAAGGAGCTGGTGTTACCTATGAAGCAGAAGCTGGTCTGCCTCAAACCATAGAGACTTGTACGGTAAACTATGCTTTAAGCACAGCGTTGGATGGTTATCATTTTGTGGCTAATTGTTATCATACAGAATTACCAGATGCAAGACATTATATATTCAGAAGCAAGAAATTAAGATATGATATGTTTGACTGGACTTCTGATATATTAAGATTGCCAGAAGTACCTACTGCTATTGTGGGTTATGAAGGCAGATTATATGCCTTTGTGAATAATGCAGTATACAGGATTGATCCAGAGAATTTAATAATAGAAAATAAATTTGAAGGTGCAGGTGCTATTTCAAGCAGAAGTGTATGCGTAACTCCATACGGTTTATTCTTTGCTAATAAAAACGATGCATACAGATTATATAACAATGAAATAACTACAGTATCAACACCTATATCTACCTCTTCTACTGAGACGCTTGCAAGAGGCTGGAGATACGATACGGGCAGATTGGGTATAGTATCACATATACCGGCTACTTATTGTGCCAAGAAGAAATATGTAATGTTTGGTTTTATTGACAGTACAGGACTTGTATATAAGATTTGGGCATATCATGTGGCCAAGGACAGATGGGACAGATGGGATTTTGATGATTCTATAGCTTTGGCAGGTGTTGCAAATATAGGACAAATATCTGGAAAAGATGGAGAAGTATATATAACTAACGGTACTAATATATGGTTGGTATTCGGAGATACTACAGCCACTTATGAAGTAGGATGGATTTCAAAAGTATGGCATTTTGGTACTCCTTCACAGAAGAAGTTTCTTAAAATTGTGAAAGGTACAGCGAGTGGATTACTTACAGCTTATTATGGATTAAATAATACCGATCCAACCACTGTATATTTTCCTGGTAATTTAATTAATCAGTATTTCTATTCCTTACAGTTGAAATTAATATTACCATCGAATATAGAAGTATCAAATATAGAGATTGTGTTCAGAAGATTAGTAGGCAGCAGATAATGGCAATTAATGTAAACATACCAAATAGTGCCCCCAAGTATCTCAGGGATATAGTAAATGCTATTGATGAATTAAAGAAAGTTACCTGGCAGGGAACTACTAAACAGACTTCAAGAGATTATGAAGGTACAGTAGGTACTATAAAGCATATCAAATATGGTACAGATGATTACAGGTTAAGAATTAAAACAGAAGATGGCTATGTAGAAACGTTAAAAGGAACTGTAGCTAAAGATACTTCTGAATACGTTATCACCAATAGTACGTTAGGGAAGCAGCTTGGAAAGGTAACTGGTGAAATAGAAGACCAGATGGGCAATTTAAGTGATGGAATAAGTCTGCTTGAATCACAAATATTTACTGATGCAAATGGAAAGATAAATAAAACTCCGAATCCTTTATCATCAGGATTATATCTGGGTTCCACACATCTTGGTTACTGGACTGGTTCTCAGTGGAGAACCTATATGAATAATAATGGAGGTTTCTTTCTTGATGGAACCAATGGCTATTTGGCCTGGAACCCGGTTACAGATACTCTGAATTTAAAAGGTAATATATATATAAATAATCCTGGCAATATCAGGATATCGGATTTGGATAATGATGCAAATTTTGTAAAAACCTTCTATCAATCTTCTGCTCCAACATCAGGTATGTCAACAGGAGATTTATGGTATGATACAGACGATAAACAAATATACAGGTATACTTCTGGTTCATGGGTATCCCTGTTGACTCAGGGAGTAAGAACTTTCTATCAAACCACTGCTCCTGCGTCAGGCATGATAACGGGAGATGTTTGGTACGATACAGATGATAAAACAATGTACAGGTTTAATGGCAGTACCTGGGATGTTTTAGTAAACAGAACCCTGATAACAGATGCTGGTATATATTCAGGAACAATCAATGCAGCCCAGGTTAATGCTGGTGAGCTTAATGGTTTTACAATGACTATAGGAAGTGGAACAAGCATTTATAAAGCAGATACGAATGGTATCTATCTGGGTAATTCTACATTTGCAAGTGCGCCATTTAGAGTAACTCCCGCTGGTGCTTTAACAGCAACAAATGCTACTATTACAGGCAGTATTACTTTAACCAATACTATACCTAATGACAAGGTGTCTGGTTTGGGAACGCTGGCTCTTAAAAGTTCATTGCTTGGCAGTGATGGTGTTACTACGGTTATTACTGCATCTGGCATCCAGACTGGTTCTATAAAAGCAGGAGATATAGCCGCAAATGCAATTACAGCCGACAAGATAAATGCAAGTGCAGTTACAACAGATAAACTAAATGCGTTGGCCGTAACTACAGATAAGCTTGCTACCGGGGCTATAACGGCTGATAAAATATTTGCCGGAAGTATTACATCAGATAAGTTAAGTGTTTCCACTCTTTCTGCTATATCTACTAATTTAGGAACGGTAACAGCTGGAAGTATTGATGCATCTGATGTCAACATAATAAATCTGCATGCAAATAATATTGTAAGCGGAACATTGAGCGCTGCAAGAATAGCAGCAGGAAGTATAACTACAGATAAACTTAATGTGACAAGCTTATCATCAATTTCAGCAAATTTGGGAACAATCACAGCTGGGAATATAACCGGAGTAAATATAACCGGAGCTACAATCACAGGCGGAATTTATAGAAGCTCAACTTCCGGAGACAGAATTGAAATCACCTCGGGTGGTATCAGCCTTTTTTCTGCAACCGGAAATCGTGGTACTATATCATATTCGCCGAATTCTATTAATTCTTTACAAATAAATTCGGAAAATGAAATCGAACTTATCCCAAATGGGCAAGTATATGTTGGAGGAAGCCTATATGCTGATAGTTATTTACAAGCGTACGGATATAAATCTTATGATGGCAGTATTGGTGGCACATCTACAACAGGTGGAGTAACTTTTAAAAATGGGCTATATATTAGTGGAAGTCTATCTGGAAGTGGAACAGTTACAAGTGTCGCTATTAGTGCTCCTTCTGCAATAACAATATCAGGGAGCCCAATAACGACATCTGGGACTATTACATTAGGCTTGGCATCTGGTTATACAATTCCGACGACAACACAAGCTTCAAACTGGACGACTGCTTATAATTGGGGCAATCATGCGAGTGCAGGATACCATACAGGTACTCTGGCTATAGGCAGTGGTGGTACGGGAGCTACTACTGCAAGTGTAGCAAGAACTAACTTGGGTTTGGGTACTATGGCCACACAGAATACGGGTGCCGGTGTAACATTTGGTTTTATAGCAGATTTAAGATTTAATGGCGGTACATTACAGCAAAGGTCTGTAATGCCCGTATTTGCAAATGGAATACTTACAGGTTATAGTATCCAATCTCCCGAATGGCAAAATGTAATTTAAAAACAAAGAGGATATATGGAAGAGTTAATACAGAGATTAAATACATACAGAGCAGAGGCGGGTAAGTATAGAGACTTATCTTTAAAGTTTGAAGGTGCAGCAGAAGCAATAGAACTGCTTATAATAGCAGAACAGGAAAAGCTTAAGAAAGAGAAGGAAGAGGAAAATGGCGAGTTATTACCAGATGTTAGCAAATAACAGAGCTAATCAATTTAAGAATAATGGTAGTGATGAAGATTATTACAATTACTACCAGGGAATGATTGAGGACAGGTATACATCTATGCTGGATTACAGCTCTCCTATGTATAAGCAATATGCTAATTACCTTCAAACCTCTACTCCCAAAACAGGTACAGATACTTATATGAGTATGCTTACTGCTGGTGGTGGTGGATATGCGGGTAATATGAAGATAGCAGCAGCTAAAGCAAAGAGTGATAATGCACAGAGAAATGATAGTATACTGAATGCCGTGAACCAGTTTGCTGCTTCTAATTCTTCTCAGGCCAATAGCCTGTTGGGTTTAATGTCTAATAGTCAGATGAATAAAATGCAGTTAACAGCACAGAGAGAGGCTGATAATGAAAGCTTTGGAGATATATTAGGCGGAATACTCGGTATGGTAGGTGGTTCATTTTTAGGGCCTATGGGCAGTGCAGCAGGTGCAAGCATTGGCAGTAAATTATTTGGTTAGGAGATAATATGGCAAAGCGTAGTTTTATGGATTATATTTCCCAGGGCATGGAAATGGGTCTGCGTTATCAGCAAATGGCAGATGAAAAGAAACGCAGAAAAGAAGAGCTTGAGTATCGTAAACAGAGAGATGAAAAAGACGATACTTACAGGGAAACTATGCGCCAGTACCAGGTAAACAGGGATACAATAGCTGATGAAAGATATAGTAAAGAATTTGGTTTAAGACAGAAAGAGTTCGATTCCAACCAGTTAGCCAGAGATGTACAAATAGCATCTGTAAAACAGAATTTACTTAAAGGTTACAGAACCAAATCCCAGGCAGAAGCTATGGGCTACCAGGCTGGCGGATACCAATCAGATACTGATATTGAAGGTAAAGTAGGTCTGGATTTTCTACCGGAAGGTGAGTATATTAGTAATGACATACTTGATGACTGGTATAAGAAAAGACAGCTTGATATTACCCAGCAGAACAATGCTATTAATGCCGGTACTTTAAATCTGCAGAGGCAGATGCAGACATTGCTTATCCAGGAAAAAATTAAGGATATGCAGTTAAAAGATGCCATGACAAATGCTGCTAATAAATCAAATACTGAATTGCCTAAATTACAGCAGTTACCAATAGCTCAATGGGGTGCAAGCGGGGATTACTTAAAAGAGCCGGAAGGTGTAGGTATATTATCTAACCTGATGTCTCTTAAACCCTGGAGTGAGACTACAGATAAACAGAAATGGAATGCTGCTAAGAAGACTAATACAGATAAAGCTGCTGAATATATAGACAAGTATGTCAGTCCTATACTCAATATGAGAGAAGAAAGATTAAAACTTGGATTAGGTACTAATGATCTGGATGTAGTAATCAGCAATATACAGCCTGCTTTGTATGGTATATATACTTCATTTGACAAAGGATATTCTTATTCCAAATCCGGCAACAGAAGAGTAAAAGCAGATGTATATAATACATTGCGTGCTATTGAAGCCATAACCCAAACCAATAGCCAGCAGGCAAGTGCTGCTGTTCATACTTTAATGCAGGAAGAAGCAGCTAAAGCTAAAGGCAGAGCTATAGGACAGGGCAGGGAACATTAAACTTAACTTATAGGTATAAAATGGAACTAATGACTACTTATCAACTCTTGTTTGGTATCACTTGCTTAATCATAGGTTTTGTGGGTGTGAATAAGAGAAAAGATTTGCTTTCAAAGTATGGAAAGCAAATCAGGCAAACAGAAAATAATTTAGCTCTATCTTCACTACCTTTAGAGACTACGAGGGAGAATCCAATTTGGAATAAGTATGTACATGCGGGACAAATGATATTCTATGGCTTTCTACTTGGGGGTGTAATTGTAATTCTTTTTCTTTATCAGCAAATAGCCAAATGACAGAGCTTGAACGTACAATATTATTTTTAGTGTTTATGATAGTAATGTATTACTTAGGTTTCAAAAACAAAAAGTAATACAAAGTAATTGTGGTATTATGAAGTAAGCTGAGCGCTTACCCGATACGAATTTTAAAAGAGGAGACATTATGGCTGACCAGCAGTTAGATCTGCTTAATGCTCTGTACCAGAGCAATCCTTCCTATTTCAGTGAAGAAGACATTTCATTATTACAAACCAGAAACGAACAGGAGGATATACCTTTCCAAAAGATAGAAGATACCCGGGTAGTAGAAGATAATCTATGGAATACTGTAAGCAGGGGTATGTTAATGCTACATACAGGTATGCTTGAAGGATTCACTACCTTACCGGTAAATGATTGGGTGGGATTAAAACCAAGAAATACAGCAGAGCAATTATTCTCAAGTATAGGACAGTTAATGGGCTTCATTGGTGGTTTTATACCTGGCCCTGGATTGCTTGGTAAATTAGGACTTACTTCTGCAGCCAGAGGTATTAGTATGCTGGGCAGAACCGCTAAAGCTGCAAAGATAGCAAGCGAAGGTAAATATTTTCTGCAATTAAAATCCCTTCCTATGATGGGTGCAGACTTAATGATGAAGGGATTAAATAAAGCTACAGGCGGAGGAGCAGCATTAGAAGCTGTTAAATTCTTAGGTAAAGGGACTGTGGGACGTAATTTACTTGGGGGTGGATTACACCTTGGATTTGCTTCTGGAATAGCCTCTGCACCTATATATGATCTTTCCTGGGATAGTTTCGTAGACAGGAGATTAGAAGGAGCTATTCATGGCGGTATATTTGGTGCTGGTAACAGAGCGATAGGTAACCTTATAGGCAGAGGCGGTAAATTAGATTTGGGTAAGGTATTATTTAAAGGAGAACCGGATGAACTTATAGCCTTATCCAAAACTGGTTCACAGGTAGCAGCAAAGACCTTAAAAAATCAGGATAAAATAAATATGTTTGCCAGAGCTTTAAGCAGCAGTTTATTCTTCGGTATGCCTTCTACATTACAGGATTATCCATTAGAATTACAGGTATATGAATATCTTCTTAATGCTTACTTTGGAGCCAAAGAAATGCCATTAGCACAGAGAACAGCATTAGAATTATCCAGACCATTTGCAAGTAATCCCGTTAAAAGAGATATGCTATTGAGACCTGAAAAGCATATACCAAATTATGACAATCTGCCAGATGCAGTTAAGAATGAATTGCAGATACAGGCTGAATTTCAGTTTGGTGGTACTGTAAATGAATTTTATAATAATACAGAGCTTGCTGCTGCTAAAACCGTAGATAAAGTACAGCAGGTATTAGAGACTCAGCTTAATGAAGGTAAAATCAATCAGAAACAGTATGGTGAGTTATTCAAGAACTGGAGAATCAACCAGGTAGTTGAACAAGCAGCCAAAGAAGGTAAAACAGAAGAAGAAGTACAGCAGAAAATAACAGAGAAAACCGAACAGTTAAAAGATCAGCTGGCAGAAGAATCATTTATCAAATCTCAATATGAAGAGCTGATGAACTCTGTTCTAAATAAAGATTTGGGTGATCCAAACCTGCAGCATCAGTCTATAGTTCAGGGCAATAAAGAGCTGGATGATTTTTACCAGCAATCAGGATTAGCAAGACCATACAGAGAACCATTCAGAGAAATAAGTAAATGGATTTCTAATAAAAAAGGTATTCTTATTGAAGATGTAGCTTCCCAGGTAGAAATAGAAAAGGCTGTAATTAAAGAAGCACAGCAGTATTTGGGTAAAAAAGATGCAGGTGAAGCTGAATGGAACAGCTTTAAAGAGAATATAGCCAAACAGGCAAATGCTGAACTGGATGATAACATAACCAGGGAATTAAGACGTACATGGGTTAAAGTAAAACAATCAGAGCAGAGATTATCTTTATCTGTTAAAGCAGATAATAGCATATCAGAACCATCTGTTATTACACCGGAGGGATTAAAAAGGGTTCCTGAATTTGCTCCAAGACCTATAATGGCAGACTTACTTATACATGAATCCGGCTTGACTACGCTAAGGGAGATAAAGAACTATGAGCAAAAAGATGGTACTGAAATAGATATATACAGGGCTATAGATGAAGGCCTGTTAACTGATAAAGACCTCATTCTTAAAGCTTATAATACTCCTTTATATGCAAACCAGGATGGCAAAGTAATTAAACTCGCAGATAATACTGCTATTTACGGAGGAAGGAAAGATGAACCTGTGCTGTTATCTGGCAGATTCTTAATAGCAAAAGAAGATGCTAATAGAGTCATAGAAGAAGCCAGGCCTTATGTTGGGAAAGATTATCAGAAGGGTTTAGAGAGATTTGGAATAGCAGATAAAGAGGCTTATGACCATATATATGCTAATAACATAGAAATGCTCAGACAGTTTAATGGATTTGATACTGTCAGGGAACTGTTTGAAGCTAAAGGTAAGTTTATAACAGATCCAATAGCATTAACCAAACGCTTCCAGGTATTTAATGACCATTCTCCAAAGCTTGAACCCGGCTATATGAAGGATATAGATGATAACTTTAAGTTTATTATACTAAATGCCAGGAATAGTGATGGTACATTCCATAGTGAACTTGAAGGTAGTGAATATACTTTCTATGCTAAGGACAAAGATAAGAAAGTACAGTTATTTAAATATGATGCTCATTTGGATGGTGGTGTATTTGTAAGAGATGATGTATATAATAAAATGGTATCTTATTTTGGTTATGATACCGATACATCGTCTGCCAAAGGAGTTCATATATTCAAAGGCGATAGTGGAGAACCAGCCATTGTGGATGGTTATACTCGTTTATGGAGAGGAGAAACGAGTTATGAGAAAGGTAGTACTAAGGTTCCAGATTGGGTAAAGGATGCCAATAAAGACAAACCCAGGGGAATATTCTTCTCTGCCAGTAAGGAAGAAGCCAATTATTATGACCAAAAATTCGGGAATAAGTCTGGTAACATAAGCTATATAGATGTACCTACAGCAGATATAGAAGCATACAGAGCTTCTAACAATGGAGGTAAGCAGTATACAGCACAGGGAATGGCGGTTAAAGAGTTTTTTTTACCAGAAGAATTAGGTGAGGAAAGGATTTCTTACAAAAACAATTCTCAGGGCGGCTTTATAGGTAAACTTGCATGGCATAAAGCATCTCCTGAATTAACCAAATGGATGACAGAGAATAATATCCATGCGTTTCATTTTGATACTACAGCCAAACAAAGGGGAGCAAGAGAATCCGCTGACTGGCAGATGAAAGATGGGCAATTCATATTTCCAAAAGGTTTTACTGTATATGACTCACCCTGGGAAAGTGTTTCTGTAAATTCAGCAGAAGACATACATGGAGCGGTAGAGAAATATCAGAAAATAGCAAAGACTGTTTCTACGAATATAGATGGTTCTACTGAACTGGGAAGAAAAGCACAAAAAAGCTATATAGACAACTTTGTAAAACCTAAAATATATTCATCCCCGGAAGTATCCAGAGAAATAGCCGGGGCTATTGATTTATATAGTAAAAATAATATAGCAGAAGCAGACAAAATAGCAGATAAAATAGATATAGATTCTATTGGCATGCAAGATAAAATCAGAATACTGAATACCACTAAAGTAGCCAATAAACTATGGAAGAAAATAGTAGACGATATACTTAATATTGATCCTGTAGAAGATGATCTAACTTATTTTGACGGTATTATAGAAAATGAAACATTAGAATATAAAGATGACTTTATTAAGGCTAAAGGTACTGCACAAAGATACCTGGATGCTATTGGAGATAATTTAACTCCCCAGTTATTACAATTACCCGGTATCAGAGAATATTATGAAGCTGCATTAAAGAGATATTTTATAGAACATACCATTACTCCGAGAACCAAATATTCAGCAAAGCTTATATTTACTCCGCATGATCCTTTTGTAACTGAGAAATTAGGAGGTATAAAGCCAGGTTATTATTATGCCAATGATGGATTAAAGAGCAAGATAATACCTACAAGCAAGGGAGAAATGACTCTTGAAGAGGCATATAAAGCAGTCCCGGATGAATTAGAGCACATGTTTGTGCGTGTACCCACATCTTCTGCTTCTGGTGTAAGATTATTAAAGTTTGGAGGTTTTACAGACACAGCAGGTTATGGATTTAAAGTACATCCAGAAGAATATTTTAATATGGATGGTGCTGATAATGATATAGATAGCGCATTTGTATACTTTGATATGCCCAAAGAAATAAAAGATTATTATAGAGCACAAAGAGATCAATGGTATGAGAAAGCCAAATATAATGGCAAAGATATAAAAGTATCCAAAGAAGCTAAACAAAATCCCGAGTTTCTGGATAAAGAAAATACTCAGCCATTATATAAATTTGATCCGATAAGCTACTTAGAAGTTAATAAATCTGCTTCTCAGGGTAAGGAACAATTAGGTTATGGTATGTCTACTGGCAACAGACTAAAAGCCATATATGATATGCTAATGAACCAGAAAAGAGGTTATCTCTTCGGCTATACTAAAAACGGAGAAGTAGCCTGGAGAGCAAAAATAAATAAGGATAGAAATATTATAGAAGATTTGGTAAGAGATGTGGTTAACTATAGTGCTGATGCTGCTGATGGTAATAAGCTTAAAGATAAAGATCAGGTACAATCATTGTTATTTAAGAAATTCTTTACCAATATAGAATCTAAAGATAAGAAGGGTATATGGAGACTATTATCTCCAACAGCAACAAATAAATTTACAAATAATGAAGGTAAAGAGATAACTTATAGATTATTTAATCTGAAAGCTAATCCAGAATATGCCGCTATGATGAAGCTGGATTCAGCAGCTAAAGGAAAGGAATATAGATTTGGCAGACCGGCAATCAAATATAAGTTTGAAGATATAATTAAGATATTTAAGGATTACAGAGAAACATTTGAGAATAAAATACCCAATACCTGGTATGGAGCTATGCATGAACTTGGGACTATGGAATACCAGTATAAAGGCATATCGGGATGGCTGGGAGGCAGAACTAATCTTGGTGACTGGCTGCAGGAATTTACAGAGAAATGGAATAAAAAGTTAATAAGGAAATATGTCGGTAGATTTGTAGTATCTACTCCTAAAGAGAACTTATTAAAACAGAGACAGCTATTTATAGACAGACACAGACATTTGTATGGTGAAACTCCATTAGAGCTGCAAAGATTAAATACTACTGCTGACAGGTATGAATCAGAACTTGCAGCACAGGATTTATATGATAATGCTTCTGCTTTATACTCTATCAGAACCGGAGCTGTATTAGATAAAGTAGTAGATGGAAGTAAATCGATAACTGAAATCCAGAAAAAAGTAGCTGAGTTCCAGAGAGATTTAGGAAATATACGAAAAGCTAAAAAGAATAATACTGACTATATTAAAAATGATGGTATATATAATACAGATAAACTATCCAGAGATGTAACTGAATACTATAAAACATTAACTAACAATCAGCCAGGCAAAGATTACTTCGAAGCTTTACTATCTTCCAGCCTCCATATACAGGAAATGTCATTGGCTAAGTATATAGAGAAAGAGATAAGGGAATTAAAGTCTGTTGATAAGGATTCTGAAAGAGCCAGAGAACTGCGGGATATAATTAAATATAAATCCAAAGAATGGAAGTCTACAAATGCAGATACATTCTTTATGAACCTGGACGTTATATCTGCCAATACAATGAAGAATATAGCTAATGTATTTCAGAAACTATCAGATGTCACATTCCAGCCTGTAGATTGGAAGAAAGCAGCAACTGCAAGTATAACAGACGCTGGTGGATTAGCGGAAGTTATAGGTGATGTAAGTAGGGAGAAAGTAGTTATACAGACTGATACAGCCAAAGCTAAAGAATTAGTAGACTCTGTAGATTCTATTCTCAAAAGAAAATCTGCCATTCTTGAAGCTGGCAAAGATAAGGTATTAAATGCAGAACTGGAAAGTGTTAATAAAGTATTCCAGGATATACTTATACGCAAACCTTTTCTAATAGCTAATCTTGAGGACAGGTTAATGTCGTTCGGACAGGAGAGATGGGGAATAGCCAAGCCTTTTAAGGCTCTGACTTTACCAGAATATAAGAGTTTTGTAAGAGAATTAGCAAGGCTGGATAGAGCCAAAACAAATGGAATGGAATTAGACAAATCTGATTATTACTGGATACCGGAGAGATTCGATGCCAAACACAGGCAATATGATTATGGTTATACTGAGTCTGTTATTAAATACTGGAATGGAGAAGGTATTAAGGAAGCTGTAATCAGGGAACCGTTAAGCAGAATGGGCAAGAATACCAGGTCTCTTATGACTGGCGCTAAAATGAAGGATGAATATGTAGCTGCTGTTCAGAAAAGAATACTTGAGGATTCATATATATCTAAAATACAATCTGATTTAAACAGGCAAATAGCAGGTTCAGGAGATGATTTGTTCTCAATTGCTATTGCAAGAAGAGAAAGTGGTTTAAAGGGAAAAGTATATAAAGATAATCTCAGACAGGCTGATAAGTTATTTAATGAAAAGTATAAAGATAAAAAATTTAATCTTTCAAAAGCTGATGGTTCTACAGTAGCAAGAACAGCAGATGAAATAATAAATGGTATATCTGCGGAAGTAACCAGGCATGCTAAAGAAGCATGGAAACTTGTATTTGATAAAGCAGTCATGGAAAAATGGATTAGTCCATATTCTGCAAGTAAAATGATTGATAATTATCAGGGTATAGATTGGCTTGATACAGAAAAAGCTATACCCCAAATTGCAAGCAAATTTATTTCTGGCAGCAGAGATATACCTTTTGTAACATTAAATGGCATAGATAGGCTTATACATTCTCACATGGCTATGCATCATAATTTCAGTGTATTCGAAGTTGATCCTATAACTTCTGCACCAAGATGGGTTACCAGGAGAGCCATAGACCTTAAATTATTTACTGACAGAGTTAACTTTCTGAATGCAAGAGCAGCAGAAACAACTACTGGCGAAATCACTCTGCCTAATGGAGAGAAACAAGTAATATCTGTGCCTAAATATGCCTGGTTAAGTTACAGAAGTGATTTTACAGATTCAGAAGTATTCAGGGAATGGCAGAATCATTACTGGCCTCACAGAGATATTCCTAAAAAGTTTATGGAACAGAGGATGCAGGAAGAATTAGTTCAGGCACAGGCAGCTAATGATCTTAAAACAGTAGCAGATATAAGACTTAAATATGCAAGAGCTTATGGTGATGATATACTTGAAGATGCTGGCAGAACTGAAAATACTCTAAGTGTATTAGAGGGTGGAGTTACAGAAAAAGAAATGACACAAACACATTTTTTCTCTTCTCCGGGTTCTTTAATGAATAGGGACAAGGAAAATCCCCTGCCTGGTTATAGTACCAAATTAAAAGCATGGGTAGATTATGAAACGGGTTTAGCTTCTACATACTGGAATAAATTAACTGCTCTTGTAACAGACTGGAATATAAGACAGTTTACACATGAATCTGCTATTGGCAAAAATGATATAGGAAAAGAGAATGCTGTGCAGTGGGAACGCTTTATGCGTAATACAGTAAGAGAGGTATTGGGATATCCTTCAAGATTTCCAGATAGCTGGATAGATGATCCTGGCTCTAAAATCAAGGGACATCCATATTATTGGTTAACTAATGATTATTGGTTAAGAAAAGGTAAGATGGCAGATAAATTTTTTGGTGTGGATAAGAACTCTCCGCAGGCGGTAAAAGATGCTGTTAAAAACAGGAAACTGGCTGCGTTGAGTAATGTAGAAGGTAAAGCGCAGATGATGTCCTTACTATTTTCTCCAAAATCATTTCTAACCAATCTTATTACAGCCAATATAAACACCGTTATATCTGCTGGCTGGAGATTCCGTAAAATGGCAAGTGATTTAGCATTGCTAAAGTCCATAAATCCTAAATGGCAGAACTGGTCTGATATAGAAAGAGATATAGATCTGCTTGGCGGTATAGAATCCTTTATCAGGAATGAAGCTGCTCTTAGTCAGAGATTTACATCCGAACAGGCTAAAAGGTTTATGGAAAAGGCTATTGCCTATATTAAAAAAGATAAGAATCTTAATGATAAATCTTTGTATGAAATAGCCAAAGAAGAAGGATTAACAGAGGAATTCGTTAATACCGGTGCTTATTTTATGCGTAAATCAGAACGTATGGGAAGAAGAGCTGCATGGCTTTCTCATTATTTAAAAGCAAGAGAAGTATTAGAAGCCTCTAATTATGCTTTTGAGTGGGATGATCCCTGGCTTATATCTTTTGCTAATAAAGGGGTTAATGCTACTCAGTTCTTATATAATAGTTCTAACAGACCTGCGTTTACAAGAACTTCGCTGGGTAAGATATTTACAAGGTTCCAGCTATTTGCATATAACTCCGTTATGTGGAGAAAAGATATAGTAAAACAGGCTGCTGAATCCGGGTGGAATTATAATTCACCCGAGTATCAGAAGTTCCAGAGAATGGCTACAGCAGATCTATTTGTAATGACATTGGCAACATTACTGCCTGCCAGTTTATTTAATGCTGCTTTGCCTCCTCCATATAATTATCTTAAAGATTTTACATCTTTCTTATTTGGAGATAAAGAAGAGCAGGAGAAAGCATTCTTTGGTATATTACCATACCCGGCTAATGTAGTACAGCCGATATTTCCGCCAGCATCAAGATATTTTACTTCCACATTCAGCAGCTTAATGACCGGTGACTGGGATAAGTTTACAGGCTATCATATATGGTCGTGGATGCCATTTGGCAGGGTAATGAATGATGCAAGAAGGGGATTGGATAACCCGGCTATGTTTATGGAAAGGAACTTCGGTATACCGGTAATTACACTGGCTACCGGCATGAGTAAAGCAAAGAAGAATTCAGAAGGTAAAGTTAATCTATCTGGTCTTCTCTTTGAGAATCCTTAAAGCTTCGTCATCTATATATTTCTTGACATAACAGGCAATTTCCTCAATTTTCCTGGAGTGGAAATTCTTAAGGGCTATATTTTCTCTGAATAGCAGAAGATTATTAGCCCTTAACTCTTTTATAGTCATATTAAGAGCACTGATAGCATTCTCTTTTGCCTGTCTTAGTTTCTCATAATATTCCAGCATGTGCTGATAAGAACGTATAATCTCTACGTATTCATTTACAGTTTCTATCTTTTCTGGCAGATTTACTCCATATACAGGAGCAAGTAATACTGTATCAAATCCTTCGCTTCTTAATTTATTCAGCATACTTTCCGGTGGTTTACCTTTTCCTTTAAGTATCTTATTCAGCCATGATGGAGATACTCCATATATCCTGGCTGCTTTAAGCTGGGTTTTATGTTCTGATTTTATATGTTGTAAAAGCTGTTTCAT